TTTATGTTTATTGTCATTGGAATTTTAATAAAAGTTTTGTTTTTTACATCCACTACAATAACTGGTGGTAATATCACTACAAATTTACAAATTATTTTTGGAGGAGTTATAGTTATGGCAATAGCATCAATATTATATTATCTTTATAATTATCTTTCATCCACATATTTATCAATTATTGGAAATATCTTTATGATATTATTCTTAATGGGTCTAACTGTAGCATTAGCTATGTTTTTTATTATATTTAATAATACTTTGAAATTATCAACAGGTTGGAGTGGATTTTTTGTATACTTTATCTTTTATATACCTTGTTTATTAATTAATCTAATTGAATATTTAAAATCTGAATTCAAAGTTACAACAAATACAGTTTTTATATTGTTCATACTAGAGATATGCTTTATATTATGTTATTTTTATTTACCAAAAATAATAAATATGTATTTGAGTAAGGGCGGTATACCTTTACTAGAAGGTAATCGTTTTTTAGATAAAGAGTATATATTAACTACTGGACGAACTCTAAAAATAAAAGATGAAAAATCAGACGAAATATATGGCGATAAAAATAGTAAAATATCAGACCAGAATTTTTCGATATCAATGTGGGTATATGTAAATGCACAACCACCAAGTGATGGAGCATATACGAAAGAATCAAATATATTTATTTATGGTAACGATAGTAGTAATACTATTTCTAGAAAACCACAAATAGTTTATAACTACGATGCAAATAATAATAATGTAAATAAGTTCAAAATTTATTTTACAGACACAATCGGCGATGATGTAAATTTAAAAAATTACTATAATTTTTCAATGCCCGAACAAAAATGGAATAATATTGTAGTTAATTATAATTCAAATATTGTAGATTTATTTATAAACGGTATTTTAGAAACAAGTTTTGCATTTGCACCTAATTTTAACTTACCGAATTATAACGATGGAGATATTATTAAAATTGGTAGCAATGATGGGTTGTACGGGTCGATATGTAATATTCGATATTATCAGGACGTTTTAACGAAATCTGAAATAATAAATAAATATAATTCACTAGTTTTAAAAAATCCTCCTATAAACACAATATAATTCAAGAATATTTTATAAATATTATTTATATTAAATGAATTTTATAGTTATCGGTTTAGGAATAACAATAATAGTTTTGTTATATTTATTATACACTTACTATAATACTTCGTCAAAAGCTTTGTTGAAAACAGCTTCGTTAAAAGCATCCAATCCTTCTATAACTAGTATAAGCGAACCTAGATCTAGTAGATATGCATATGGTATATGGACATACGTAAATTCTTGGGACAATACAAATACAAAGGTTATATTTAGCAGAGCAAATAATCTTAAACTATACCTGAGTGCAAGTGAACCTAGCTTATACTGCGATGTCTATATGAATGATGGTTCTACGAAGACAACTTTAATTACCGATAATTATCTTATACAAAGATGGGTGCATATAATTATAAGTTTAGATAACCAATTTTTAGATTGTTATTTAGACGGTAAATTGGTAAAATCTTCTCGCTTATACGGAACAAGTAAAACACCTACTTCTACTCCTGCTATTCCTCCATCAGATACTACACCAATCATAATTGGATCATCGAATCCATTTGACGCAGTAGTATCCAATTTCGTTAGATGGACAAATCCAATGGATCCAGACACTGCGTGGAAAACATACTTATCAGGCAATGGCTTACAAACGCTTGGTAGTTCGTTTAACTCATATGGAGCAAAATTAAATATAATGCAAAATAATACAAATTACGCAAATCTACAATTATTTTAGATTGATTTTAACAAAAGTTATGTTATTATAATATATAATATATAATAATAATGGATTATTTAAGACAACAACCTAGTGGGCAAACTAATGGTAGTTCTACACAAACGTCTAATTTTGAATTGCCTCAAGTAATACAAGATGGTATGAATAGTATAAATGATAGCATTACTAATATAAAAAATACTATATCTGAAAGCGTGAATCAATTCTCAAATGAACCAGGTGCTAGTAGTAGCTTTAGTTTTTCGAATACTATTATAGCAAAATTAGCATTTTTAATTTTAGTATTAATTGTTTTTATGTTTTTATTTAATTTAGGAATTATCTTAATTACTTATTTTACTAGTCCTGCTTCGAACCCATATCTTGTAAAAGGTATGATTGACGGAACCTATGGGGTTGTCATCCCACAAGACCCAAAAAATAAAATGTCCGTTCCTATTTTAAGATCGAATAATCGAAGCTCTGGAATTGAATTTACGTGGTCAGTGTGGTTATATCTTAACGACTTGAATACTAGTAATATTAAATTTCAACACATCTTTAATAAGGGAGATAATAAATACAATACAACTAATAATTTAGCTGAAGTAAATAATGCTCCTGGTTTATATTTAAATCCTAGTGATAATACTTTACACCTTGTTATGAATACAGTAAACGCAATTGATACTAATAATGTAATCGAAATCAACAATGTTCCTATACGTAAATGGTTTAATGTAGTAATTCGATTACAAAATAATATTTTAGATATTTACATAAATGGTACTATTTCAGGTAGAAAAGTTTTAGAAAATGTACCTAAACAAAACTATGATAATATTTATGTTTGTCAAAATGGCGGATTTGCTGGTAAACTAGCAGATTTAAGATATTTTGATTCAGCATTAAATGTATTTCAAATTAATCAAATTATGAATAATGGACCAAATACATCAACTAGTAAATTAAGCGATGACCAAAAAGCAAAAGGTAATTATGCATATTTATCATCTAGTTGGTATCGTTCAAAAATGTAACCAAATAATTTTGTATGCTATCATTATATAGTATATAAAATGTCTACTACTGATTTAGATTTAAAAAGCATTTGCGAACAAAGAAGACAACGATTATTATACAATGTTCCACCCACGAGATATACACCGCCAAATCCATATGTTCAATTTCCACAATTCACTAAATTTCAATTTGATATGCGTCGTAAAGCTGAAATATTACAATATAGTGCGAGTTCTAGTAACACTAAGACGAATAATATTACGAAAAAAGGTAAATGGGCTCAACTTGTAAATGGTACTATTGGAAAACAAATTCCACCCGATGTTATTTTAACTCAAATGGACGTAAATGGTAATTATTCTCAAATTGTCGTTAAATATCCCGATACATATACGAGTCAAATTGTACAATACGGCACTGATGCTAACAGTAATCCATTATATACTACTTTATACACTGTAGTCAAAGGAAATGTCGATATCTGTAATGACGATTTATATCCACAACCAACTTCATCATCTGGGGTTCCTGGGCCTATTATGCAATTAATACGAGATACCAGTGTTCCTTTATATAATTATGCCAATAAAACTGGCACATATGGTATTATTAATAGCGGACTTCAAGCACCTTGGTATACATTCACCGAGGATTATATAGAAGCATATAATTCTATTATTACCAAATTATTTACTCTATCTATACAAAATAGTATTAGCGAATATGCTTACAATTTTTCATTTCAAACGCCTATTAAATTATTTTTTAGTGGTACTACAAATAACATTACAGCTCAAAGCGATTATACATTATCAAATACTATTCGAGTATCAAACGTTACAGTTACTGTGAAATATAATGGTGATATAGTTACCTTATCCAAAGTTCCAACCGTTGAGTTTGATAATACAACAATAAATTTTACGAATGATATTGAAAATGGTAGTACGTCAAAACCATTTGATGGGAAAATATATATGGGGTTAGTCAAAGTCTCTAATTTATATTTGTATACGCAACCTGGTTATATCTATGATATTAATATCACCGTCAATACCGTTTTCACTGAAGATGCCAATTATGCAAGTTTTTTTAATAATCTTATGTCGGGAGTTTATTTGAATACTACAGATACGAATACTATTCAAACGGATTGTACAATGTCAACTGCTGCATCAAGTATAACGAATACTGGATTTATTTTTTCTGGATTGTAATTTATACATTTTTATTTTGTCAAATTTGGGTTCAAACACATTTTTTGTTCTGGGAATACTTGTCCCGACATACATTTTTGGTCTTCTCCGATTTCAACACAATTACGTTTTCCTTCATATTCATCAATTAAACACCAATTGGTTTTAGTAGTTGAAATCGGTTTTTGTATTGGGTTGGTCGTTGAATCTGGTTTAGGTGTTGGTGGTAGTTTTATGGTAGAACGATTGATGGATTGATCGATATCTTTTCCAGCTAATTCGTGACCACTCGCCTTTATTAATAATTTACCGACTGAATCTACGGTACCATTTGCTATATCTATTCCTCTTTTAGTAGCATCCGCTACCAAATCTCCAGTAGAATCTATTGCACTACCTGTTATAAATGTTACGTCTGATATCAAAGGTTTTATGAAAAACATAAATGTATCTACTATATGCTGTAATACATTACCTATATTTTTAATTATGTTTATTCCTAAAAATGATAGAATGAGTAGAAAGGTAAGAAATAGAATAATTGTATTCTTATTACTAAATAAATCTTCTTTATTTTGTACTATACTCTTTATTTTGGGTTCATTATCGGTATTCTCCATTATTTAAACTTATATATAATATTATAGATATTGTTTCGTTTGTTTTTATTTTATAATTTATAGAATTAGTGTAAAATGGGATTATTCAATTATATCGATACATTCTTTTTTATAAGTTTAGGAATAACATTTATATTGATTTTACTTTTAGTATTCCATTTTAAACAACGTATATCTACTTTAGAACAAAAAAATGAAACTATGTTTGAAATTATCAATAATATTGTTCAAGAATTAGTACAAATAAAATATATAATAACGCCTACACAACCAACGCATTATTCTCAAGAAAATGTTACACAATCTTCAACTAAACATTTAATCCATAATCCACAATTACAAATGAATAATATTATTCATTTTGATAATAATAAAATTGTTGTATCTGATGACGATGTTAACAATAACGAATCCGATGAAGAAGATGATGATTCTGATGAAGAAGATGATGATGATTCTGATGAAGAAGATAATGATTCCGAAGGAGAAGAACAAGATAAAATAAAGGTAATCAATGTTGCATTGAACGATACTATTCAATTAAGTGAGGTAGATGATATTATCGATGTGGAACCAAATCAAGGAAATATTATTGTTGAAAAAATGAATACAAACGATTCAGAAATCGATAATAGTGATATTCAAAAGGAAGTCAAAAAGGAAATATATCGTAAAATGACCTTATCTGCATTGAAATCAATTGTCATTGAAAAGGGACTCTTAAGTGATCCCAGTAAATTAAAGAAACAAGAACTTTTGAAATTATTGGAATCTAGTCTAGACGATTAAACATTTGGACATTTGAATTGATACCCAAAGCGTCCGAATTCTTTAAGGGTGTAAACCACTGAGTATTTTGTAAAAATATATTATAATTATATATTATAATATGTTTTCATTTGAAAATTCTGAAAAAATGAATTGTGCTTATCCCACTATTAAAGAAACGATTCCAAAATCTTCTTTAGGATATAATACTAATAATAAATATCCAGAATTCCCTCCTTTAATGGCTGATGGTAGAGCAATCACTGCTTCGTACCAACCAGAAGCTTTATTAAATCAATCTATCATCAAACAAAATAATATTCAATCCAATTGGGAATATCGAAAATATTTAACCGAGAATGCTACCAAAATTATGGAAATGAACTCTCGTGAAGCTTTTAATGATAATGGTTATACTATGCGTTTCAATGATTTGATGAATAATACATTCTCCACACCTTATTACTATCATTCTTCGAATGATACATCCAAACCTTTGGGTTATGTAAATAGTGACCTAAAAAATACATATCTATCTCGAGAACAACTAGAATCTCGTAAAATTTCACCTGTCGTTACTCAAGAAGAATTTCTTAGATTTACTAGCAACCAATAAATGATACTATATATTTTGTATATTATCATTCTATATTTTTTTTCCATTATTATTGAATAAATTGTAATCAATATAAGGAGAATATTTTTCTTCTTTTGACATTTCACTTAAAAATGATTCATATTTATTCATTAAACTATTACCGATTGTCGTAAATCCTGAAACTGTTGTGTTAGATACGGGCAATACTCCTACTTGCGAATCAACCCATCCAGGTGGGCCTGGTACACCTTGACTACCTCTTACACCAATAGGACCTGTTGGGCCAATTGGGCCTGTTGGACCAACTTTTCCTGCTTCACCAGGAGTACCAGGAGGACCACCTAACGGTCCTGTCGGTCCTGGTGGGCCTGGCGGGCCTGGCGGGCCTGGCGGGCCTCCAGATGGACCTGTATCACCCTTTTCACCCTTTTCACCAGTAGAACCCTTAGGTCCAGTTGGTCCAGGTGAACCACTTGCACCACTTGCACCAGTAGAACCAGTTGAACCTTTTGCACCAGTTGCCCCTACGGGGCCAATTGCACCAGTAGGACCAGTAGGACCAGTAGAACCTTTTGCACCAGTTGCACCTACGGGACCAACAATACCAGTAGCACCCGTTGGGCCAGGAGGACCACCAGATGGCCCTTTTGGACCTACTGGGCCAGTAGAACCTCTTGATCCAGTAGAACCTCTTGATCCAGTAGAACCTCTTGATCCAGAAGGTCCAGTAGGTCCCCTTGATCCAGCAGGTCCACTTTGCCCAGCAGGTCCAGGAGGACCACGTGGACCAGGAGGACCACTTGATGCCCCTTCTATAAAAGATTCTTTTCCTTTATATGCAATATCATATGAATAACAATGTCTCATAAATATAAAAACCAAACATACAAATAATCCTAAATATTTATTTATGCAAGTATATAAAATTATCATTGATATCATCAATAAATTTGTAAAAGTAGAATTTATTATCAATAATTTTTTAAATATTACTATCAATAGTATAAAAATTGTAATTAATAGTCCGTATTCTTGATTTTTCATTATATAATAGATAAATATTATAATTGATAAAAAACATAAAACATTTGAATATGAACAATATATTATATGAAACTAATAAGTTTTGATATAGGAATTAAAAATATGGCATATTGTATTTTTGATATCTCAGGTTCTCAAAGAAATATTCTGGATTGGAATGTTCTCAATTTAATGGAAATCGTCGAGAACACCAAATATCTTTGTAATTGTATGAATAAAGCCAAAAACAAAAAAAATCTTCCTAAAATATGTGGGAAAAATGCAAAATTTATGAAAAACACTCTATTTTTTTGTGATAAACACGCTAAAAGCGATACTCAGTTTTTAATACCCACTAAAAAGTGTTCTCCCACTTCATTGAAAAAAATGAAAAATGAAGAATTGATAAAAATATGTGACGAATATAAGATATTAAATGATTCCGATAAAACAACTATCAAGTTAAAAAATGCGATACTTGACAAAATGTTCTCCTATTTCGATGAAAAAAACCTTATTCCGATTATTCATAAAAAAGGTAAATCGGCGAATGAAACAGACCTCATCTATATCGGTAAAAAAATGAAGGATTTATTGAATCAAACCGAAAATATAAATGATATAACTCACGTAATTATCGAGAACCAAATATCTCCGATTGCTAATAGGATGAAAACCATACAAGGTATGTTAGCTCAATATTTTATTATGAAAAATGATAGTATTCATATCGAATTCATATCATCCGCCAATAAATTGAAACAAATGAATAAGACTCCTATGAATAATTCTGAAATACAAAACACAATTCGAGAACCTGATACAGAAACAAAACAAAATGCCGTATATAAACAACATAAAATAGATGGTGTCGCTCTATGTTCTCGATTATTAGATGCAAATCCATCTTATCAAACTTGGAAACACGTGTTAGAAACAAAAAAGAAGGATGATTTAGCCGATTGTTTTTTACAAGGTATTTGGTATATGGATAAAAAATTTAGTAAAAGTCAATAAAATAATAATGTTGCGGAGAACTTAAATATAAAATTTGTTATATTATCATAAATACAATGGAAGTTATTGATATTGGATTAAGTGATTTAGAACCTGTAACATTAAATTTTAATGACTCTGCTTTACCGTCAAATTCTCAACCACCTAAGTCAGTCAATTTCGGTGGTGGTATCGAATTACTAATGAACGATAAAAAACGCAACGCATCAAATAATGTGAATATAGATTTAGGTGATTTAGATAATTTAGAAAATGAATTAAATCAACTTTCTGGTACCACCTCTCAAACTAGTAATGGAGGTGGTGAAACAAAATCATTGAGTGGTTTCACATCTAATTTATTTGGATTTGGCGATGAACCCAAAAATACTTTTCGAGAACCAGAACGTAACGATTCTAATTTAGGAAGTGCTACTGTTGAAAGTATCGGCACTACTAAAACCTGGGATGGTTTCACAAAGCTAAATGAGATACCATTAAATGATGTTCCATCATCTGCCAAATTATCCGATAGAGAAAAACGTCGTAAGAAACGCATAATGATAAAAAAATTAGAAGAATGGTATGAAAAAGGGTTGATTAAACATAGTTCTCATTTCAATATGGATTCAAACTATGAAGAAGTTGAGGATGAATATGAAACTGCAATGGAAGATAAACGTAAAAAAGATAGTATTAAATTACAAGGTTGGTGGTTTATGACGTTTGTAAATTCTGTCGAATATGCAAACGCCGCATTCAATCCGTTTGATATTAATTTAGATGGATGGGGAGAACAAGTCAGTGAGGATATCGATTCATACGAGGAAATATTCAGCGAATTGCACGATAAATATAAAGGTGGTAAATTGGCACCAGAACTTTCTTTATTATTACGTCTAGGATTTAGTGCCGCCGTCGTAAATTTCACGAATAAAGCATTATCTACCGCTACACCTGGGTTCAATGATGTCATTCGTCAAAGTCCTGAGTTGATGAAAGCCTTTACAAATGCAACTGTAAATTCTATGTCTCAACAATCGCCAGGGTTTGCTTTTGCTAATAATTTGATGCAAGACAATAAACCACGAGGCCCACCACCACCAGCTCCCGTCGAAACTAAATTCCAACCACCATCACAAAGACCTGGAATGGTTTATACCGAAGCACCAAGTAATAGACAAGATATTAATATGGCTAGAGGTGCAATGTTTAGAGAACAAGGGATAGAAGTCAATAATTTCCAAAGTACAAATGAACCAGCCCCACAAATGAGAAGTACTCGACCAGATATGCGAGGCCCTCAAAATACCGATATCGATAATATTCTTTCGGGTTTAAAAACCAGAACCGTCAATATTCACGAACAACAAAATACCGAAGACAATGATTCTATGATTTCTATTAGCTCATTAAAAGAAATACAAAATAATAATATGCCCAAGAAAAGTAAAAGAAGAAGTGATAAAAATGTTGTATCCTTAGATATCTAGTAAAAATTGAAAATTATTTTATTTGTATTATTTAAATAATAATAAAAATAAGAATGCCCAATAAAAAAAAAGTAAAATTTAACAATATCGTAAATGCTGTTTTAATACCTTGTGCGAGAGAATATAAATTAGTTGAATTGAGTAAAGAATTATGGTGGGAAAAAGAAGATTATGTAAATTTTAGACTATCCGCCAATAGAGAAATATATGAACTTATGCAACAACATCACGGATTTATGAACTACAAAGATGCACAGCAATTATTATTTCAACCATTTCGGTATAATGTATTCAATTTCTTTTAGGCTTCAAGTATTGTCGATGTATTTTTTCCCTTCCATACCACACATATCATCATTATATCTTACTACAAAACAAAATCTATAATCCAATTTTACTTCTTTACCATTGCCTGTTACCAAATAATTTATCAATTCTGTCTTTTTTACCTGATCCTGTATAATAAACTGATTACATTTTCCATATTTGGGTTCTCCATTCGGAATAAAATGTTTGCAATTGATACATAGTTTATTCGGTGATGCGGTTATCATAGTAAGTAAATAAAGAATCCATAGTAAAAGCATTTTTGTATATACGTCATAATACTTTTATGTCATTTTATACCGATTTATACATTTGAATCATTTTTTCTTTTTGTTCCGCATAATCTACCATAGGTTCTCCATATTTTATATCTTTATACTTTTCGTCTTTACAAACCTGATACCATCTATGTATATCTTTGGCTGATACATCTTTTAATTCAGGCACCCATTTCTTTATAAATTCCGCATCTTTATCGAATTTTTTACTTTGTATCCACGACGACATATCACGGAAATAAGGACTATTATATGGCCCCGTACTCGCAATATTCTGCCAATTCAATGCATTATTCGCTATATCATAATCCACTAATTTGGTCGCAAAATATCTCGCACCTAATTCCCAATTTAATAATAATGTCTTCACCAAGAAATTTGCCGCCACCATACGCCCTCGATTATGCATATATCCAGTTGTATTTAATTGTCGCATACAAGCATCCACCAATGGATAACCTGTTTCTCCTTTACACCATTTCTCAAAATCCGATTTACTGGTTCTCCATTTTATTCCCTGATACGTATATGATTTATCTTGTGTTAATGGATATGCATATAATAATCCCGCATAAAACTCTCTCCATATAAGCTGACGAATAAATTCACTATTTAACCCATATTCTTCTTTATATGCGTGATATACTTCTCGAATCGAAATACAACCAAACTTTATATAGGCTGATAATAAACTCGTCGTTTTCGTGAAATAATCTCGGGTGTTTCCATAATCGGATTGTTCCCTCAGCGATTTTTTTAATTGGGCTATTCCATGAATACGACCACCATGAACGAGAACTTTCGTATTGGGTTTTATAAATCGGTCAAATGCATAATCTATGGTGATAAGGTTCTCCATTTTTTTAGAATTCTTCAAAATATTATTTATCGTTTTCCGTTTCGGAGTATCTACTGGTTTATGGAGAACTTCATCATAATAGGGTGTAAATTTCTTATAAACACTACCAGAACTTGTTTTTATTGTTCCTGGTTCATACATATAATAATCTGAATACATAAGACATTCTATTTTGTGTTTCTTACAAAACTCGACAGTTTCATTATCTCGCTTTACTGCATAAGGTGTATAATCTTTATTGAAAAATACACAGTCTATATTATGGTTTTCCATATATTGTTTTATAATTGTCGTTTGTTTTCCATAAAATAGCGAAAGTTCTCCCTCAGATTTTTTTATTTCCTCCGTCAAATCCTCTAAAGATTGAACCATAAACTGTATCCCTTCATTCGATCGATACTGATTTGTTTTGCCAACTTGGTCGGGTGTGAAAATAAAACAAGTATATATTTTATTACATTGAGAACAAGCTTCCATTAATCCTTTATTATCTGCTATTCGTAAATCTCTATGAAATATAAATAATCCCTTTTCATATTTTTTTGACATTTATACCTAAGATATACATAAAGAATATATAAAATTGACTTAAAAATAACTTATTACTCTTATTCAACCATATAGATAAAATGGATTTTGAAACTTTATTCAACGACTTATTGGCTATTTTAAATACAATTATTTTTAAATTAATGAGTAAAATTGGTGAGTTATTGGTTATCGCTGGTAATTATATAAACGAAAATGCATTAAAACCTGCTAAAGATTCCCTTGGTGTATGGGCAGTAATGAATTGCAGTAAAATAAAAATATTCTTTTCGACACGTAAAACGGAATTAGAAAAAAAATATCCATTTGTTCAAGTATTTAATGATTATTCTTGGTATTCGCTACGTTACATATATTCTTTCATTATTAATACTCGTATTGAACCAAAAGAAAATCATTGGATTTCGGTCGCACCATTTTATAAATTAACAGGTAACCAAGAAATAAAACATAATTATGTATTAGAAGAACATACGAATTTATTACATTGTGTAGATTATATTTCAACCGAATTAAAAAACGAAGATTTATTAATACATATGAACGAATGGATTGATGCTACGCAAAATTTATACGATGATGATGGATTAAAAGAAGTAATGATTATTTTAAAATTCGGTAAAGAATATATTTATAAAATTTGTAACAGGGGTATGAAACATTTACAATCTATTTCATTTGAGCAAAGTGATATACGATTTTTATCCATTGAATATTCTTATCCTGGTATCGATAAACCAATCTTTATTGATATTCATAAATATGATTATATAGTCGATAATGAAATTTTATCTCCAGCTTTTATAAAACGGTTCTTTGATTATAATATTGGTATCAATAAAGATGTATTTCGCAGTGAATACGTTTTAAAAATAATGGATAATAACCTGAATACTTTTGAATTGAAATCAGACCAATATATCGTATTACAACCAAATAGTTATGTAATACAAAATATGTAAGTTATTTGACAGCGTTCACACATTTTTACATCGTAGACTAATAGAGCAAAGGAACAAAATACATATACACCTCAAGGTAAATCCGCTATACTGAGATGCGTTGAGAATCAAGCAAATAATGACAACCCTGAAGAACAAGGATATAATGGAGTTACAAATACTTCGTTGAATTATATTTGTAATAGTAAGCAAATAAACGTAAATAAAAACTATATAAAAACAAAATGCTAAATAGATTACGGGCGTAATCATGAGTGCAACGGCAATGAGTGTTCCTACCCCACAACATAACCTGCTTGGTAAATGGGATTTATATTACCATTTACCACACGATAAAAATTGGGATTTATCTGGTTATACAATTATAATGAATTCAATAGATACTGCTGAAAAAGTTATTTCATTAAATGAAACAATATCCGAAAATGTTGTAAAAAACTGTATGCTCTTTGTCATGCGTTCAGGGATTACGCCCATGTGGGAAGACCCAAAAAATCGAAACGGTGGATGTTTTTCTTATAAAGTTATCAATAAACAAGTGCCCGAAATATGGAAAACCCTTTTTTTCTTATTATGCGGTGAAACTCTCTGTATTGAACATAAACATAATAAACATATTAATGGTATTACCATTTCTCCTAAGAAAAATTTCTGCATTATTAAAATTTGGTTAGATACATCATTATATCAAGATCCGAATATGATTGTTCAAATACCTAATTTAACGAAACAAGGTTGTTTATTCAAAAAACACGAACCCGAATTCTAAATAGATCTAATCACTATGCAATTACATATATTTAGAGTGATAGTGTATTGCATTGCTCTCATTGGTGTATTCAGGTCTTTACCTTTTATTACCATATATACTAAATGAATAACGAAGATTTATCAACTAAAATAAAATAATTATTTATTATAGTAACATAAATAATAATTAATAAAAATGAATCAAAACGAAATAAATTTTATAATATGTGATATACTAGATGATATGATTACTTATATTGAATCACAAGATGATTACCTACATAATGTTAGTATATATAAAAAACATAAATATGTTACGTTTAATGATATACCAAGAGTTCATTATATTATAAATCGTGATTATATTCAAGAGGAAAATATAAAATCTGATTTATGGTGGGCAGGATCTGATTTTATTCATTTTCGCAATGAGGCTACTTTAGAATTATCATTGTTTATACAAATCAATCCTACGGTCAATAAATATAAATATTCCAAAATATTATGGTATGAGCTAGATTTTGATGCTATATATCTATATGTTATTTTATATGGTCTTATACCGATTGAATTGATAAAAATAAAAAATTGATTATTCAAAAATAAATATAAATAGATGTATCCATATAATAACAAGATGAAGATTGTCAAAAAATATATTAATAGCTTAAATAAAAATGTTGAATTTAAAGTCGGTGAAAATGCCGAAGATAATTTTTACATAATAGATCATTCACACGCTGATGATATATGGTTCCACGTACAGGGTGTTTCATCAACCCACGTGGTTGCTAGTATTTATGGGTTGAATTTAGATAAAAAACAATATCGACAAATCGTAACACAAGGTGCTGTTGTATGTAAGCAAAATTCGAAATATTATGCTATGTCTAATTTAGCCATTATTTATACCACTATCAATAATATAGAAAAAACTACACCTGTAGGTGCAGTGATTCCACATTCTCCTAAAATTAAAATTATTTAATTGAAAAATATGAAATCATTATGGTTTCATATTTTTCTAAGTCGATTTATTCACTACGATTTCTTTGAGAACATTTCGTTTTATTTTTTCAAAGAATTTTTCGTCTTCTTCATTTGTTCCGCCTCCTAGTGCCGCCCTATAATATTTTCGAAAATCTATATTATCTTGGGAATCCAATGTGACAAAATCAGGATGCTCTTCCTTCCATTTGATAATTTGCTGTAGATTCTTATTTGCCACCTGATTCACCACTTTCCGTAATTTGGTCTTTTTATCATCCTCTTTTTCCCATACATTATCATCTTTGATATACACAGTTTCCCTCTTCGCATCTGTACAATGCATCGGTCGTTTCGTTGTATCCACACTATTTATCCGATTAATAATAATTTGTGTGATTCCTTCGATGAATCCGACCTTACCAGTGTTCTCGAAATCTTTGGTAGTTAGCTGTAATGAATTTACAAAATCGGTAATATTCATAGCATCCTTACATGTTTCATTCAAGAAAACATTCAAATTGAACTGTTGATTCATTGTATTATTCGTGGTATTATTGTTTGTAGTATTATTAACGGTCGACGGATTTTGTGATAATTCAATTATTTTATTATTAGACTGAATGAGAACATTTTGTAATTCCTTATTTTGTTTTATTAGGTCTAATACCAAATCGATAGTTACTTCTTTATCGAGCAGTTTACATTTTTTTTTATGTTTCCATAATCCACTATTGTTGATAAAATCTTTACTACATATATCACATTCATACTTCTTTTTTTCTTGACATACTTCTTCAACATTTGATATTGTATTATCTATACTAGATAAATGCTTTTCAGTTATTAAATGTTTGGAATAATTTGACTTATTAGTGCAACTATAATTACATTTTTCACAATAAAAATTAGGTGCGTTTTTTGCTACTTCTTGATTTCCTAAAGTATCCAAAGTATTCTTTTTTGCACTATTTTGGTGTTTTGATGTCATTAAATGACGGTTATAATCTTGTTGTCTAATTGTATTATAGTCACAAATTTTACAAAAATATTTTTGGTGCGTTTCTTGCAACTTTTCGGTTTCCATTTATATACAATTTGGAAATATAAAAAGTTGCCTATTTCGCACCAATTATTTTTCTAACAAAAATTTATGGTAACAAAATTTGATTGATTTTTTAGGATTATAAAGCATTATGCTTTCAAACGACTTTTTGCAATTTTTCCCAAAATTCTTTAAAAGGATTTATGAAAATTGGACATTTATAAATGTCCTTTTTTACAAAACCCTTCCGACTTTTTTTTAATAAATTTTTTCGATTATGATAGAACTTTTTCTTCAATATAGAACTATTTTTATACTACTATATAGTAGACGAATCAATAATTTCATATCAAAGTGTTTATTATTTATCCTTCCATAAATAATAAACGATTACTGTTTAACTAGGTGGTAGCGGAGCTAAACATAATTTGATTTCACCTAGCGAAGCCACATCATACTTCACGATCAATGGTAAATCATTTCCCAAATACATTTCCAAATGGCTACATAAGGGAGTACATTTGATGAAATGACTCAAACTTTTTAATGAAAATTCACCCTGAATAATGACGGATGCATCGGGTTTTTGGATGAATTCCATATAACCATCGGATTCGGAACGGAATATACGAGAGCTTGCGAAATTTCCTTCACAAGAAAAGATCAAATCGTTCCCTACTGATTTTATTTCAATTCTGTCGGAAATACCATTTAAATCTCTAATAATTTTTTGGAAATCCGCAGTAGGTAAATTAATGACGGTTGAATATTCGACATCAGGAACCACTAACTCTTCCGTATCAGGCTCGATTAATCGTAACTTTTGACTATAACATTGTTTAATATCACCATTATCATATTGTAATCCGAGATGTGACACAATACCATCATTATAATCAGCTCTATCGATATACATCGATAAAGTATCATCATTCGACATTGTGGAGATCACCTTGAATAAATGAAGAGTATTCGCACATACGATAATTTTATCGGGAATACAGTTATATTGCTCGAATTTATGAGCATTCAATATAACATTTACTAAAATGGTATGAGTTTTATCAAAATTAATGATTTTCATACCATCTTTGGTATAGGTAATGGTTGCATCCGTTAATATATCCTTGATAGCGGTAATCATATTTCTTATAGGCTGTATTTGTACAGTTTTTATTGTTAATACATTCGATGACTCATTCATATTTTTATAAAAAATATATTCAGATATTTTTATATCATATTTTGCGTTTATATTTCTTTTTTTAAATAAGTTATATTTCCTATTTTACACTTTCATAAAAAACCTTTATTACGGTTACATAGATGAATATATTATCTCATCACAAATACAAAACCAAAGGGGAGGGTTCTCCAAGACGTTACAATCGGTGAAAAACGTAGGTTCCCTGGATAAAATTGAATTATTTTTTACATAAAAGTAATTCAATAATCAAACCTCAAAAATTAAAACCTATCAAAAATGTCATCAACTGCCGAGCAAAAAAAACAATTAGTAGAATGTATTGATTCTTATTTGCAGAGAAACGAAACTTATTCATTTAGACCTACCAAAATTGACGGTATAAATGTTTATATTGTAATATATGATAAATTTAAAGTAGTGAATATAGAATCTATCTTTGTACAATGTAAAGTCAATATAAATAGCCTAGAAGAAATTCAAAATTATTCATTGTATCATTTTGAATATAAATCATTAGAAAAAGCAATAGATAAAATAGAAAAAATAAAGATTGAATATAAATTATATAATGGAGAATTGGTTGAACCGCTAGTATATAATTTATTAAAATTAGAAGAATGTATACTACCATTTTCAGAAGATGAAAAATGTTGTGTATGTTTTGAAAATACAAGCGATATTACTCTATGTAACCATTCTATTTGTTTGTTGTGCAGAGAAACAAGTTTGTTGAATAATCATTTTGATTGTCCTATTTGTAGAAATTCGTGTGCCTTGCATTTTTATAATAATAGAAATAATCTAATTAATAATCAACAGTTTAGTATTATTAAAAAAGCGATTCATTATGAAAAAATAGCTTTACCTAGTAATAGAGATTATCATATTGAATCTACTCCAACGAACAATGAAAATTTAGAAATAATTGAATGGATTATTTCACGCACACCAACAACTATAATTACACAATCTAATCAACTCGAAGATGGAGAAATAATAGAAGAGTTACAAGAAAACAGAATCGAAATTGATCTAACTTATCAATCTGACGAAGAGCAAGACTCTATATTGACTCCTCCATTAAGTATTGCAGATATACAAACAGTATAAAAATAACAAGAAAAGAGTGGTATCCTATAAGGGATATCTTTTTTTCTGAGTTGCTTTTCGCAGTGCAATACTATTTGGTTTGCATCCTGATTTCAATATATGATAATCAATGACACTCGATTTACCACCAGTGATAGCACTGGCTAAACGAGCGATCCCCCAAGATTCGGCAGTTTGATTTGGACGAGAACCACTAGAATAATATGCACCGCGACCTTTATTTACTATTTTTTCCAAAGATTTTTGAGAACATTTGGTTTTTATTGCAAGTTCTCTCGATGGAACTATTTTCTGTATTCCATATAATTGTCTGGCGTGTTCTAAATGTCTCGATTTCTTTGTCTTAAATGATTTAACTTTTGGTCTCTGGTAATAAATACCCTTTTGATATAATTTACGGGATTTTTTTATATTCGCCTTCTGTTTAGCATAATCTGTTTTCGATAATACTTCAGGAATATATCTTTCTGGAATACTCATTCTTTATAATATCAATATATTTTTATCCATATTGATAAATCAATTGTGAAAACTACATAAATATTTATCAAGTTTTTTATTATATGAGAACCACCACTTTATTATTATTGGTTCTACTTAGAGTTTGTATATCGATGAATGCCCCACCTAAATGTAATCAATGTAAGTATTTTATCCCAGCAATGATGAAAGATGACACATATATAGGTGATTATTTCGGAAAATGTAATAAATTTATGAAAATCGATGATAAAACAAATGAAATAAAATATCGGTATGCAATACAATCGAGAACATATGATTATATGTGTGGTCAAAATGCAAGATTTTTCGAACAAAAAATAAATGAGACAAATTATGATACAATAATATGAATAAAAAATATAAAAACTAAAAGATGATAATATTATTACGCAATGTCAGAAACAGAAAATAAAAAAATAACCGTAGTTTTTTGTATTCCTGGACGTCAGTTTTCCAATAAATTCTTTATGTCTTGGAATGATGTATTATCTAATATCATACATAGTGATAAATATATAGTAGCTATCTCCAATAAATATTCATCCCACGTAAATTTCGCCAGAGCCTTGTGTTTAGGTGCGGATGTATTAGCAGGCCCAGACCAATTACCATTTCAAGGTAAATTACAATATGATGTACTTATGTGGTTAGATAGCGATATGGTTTTTAATTTTAATGCAGTTGAATATTTGATTGAACAATGTTTGCATAAATATCCAGTTGTTTCTGGATCATATGCACTCGATGGTGGAAAACAATTATGTTGTGTGGAAAATTGGGATTATGAATATTATGCGAAGAATGGTTCATTTGAATATCTAACAAATGAACGACGAATGGAATTATTAAATTCGGGTAATGAATGGTTAAAATGTGCTTATTCGGGTATGGGTTGTATGGCCATACGTAAAGGAGTCATTGAAGACCCACGTATGAAATACCCTTGGTTTTTTTGTAACCTAAAACAAATTCACGGCGTAGAAACCGATATTCCATATATCAGTGACGGTACCAGCGAGGATGTAGCTTTTATACGTAATTTAATTGATAACGGTATCATAGATGGCGTAATGGTATCGATGATGGTAAAATTTGGTCATGAAAAAACAATCGTTTATTAGACTGAAAAAAAATGTGAAAATAAATATATTCTAATATTACAAATGGAATCTATTTATTACGCCAAAATTGCTCATCCTTCTGTTGGATTTACACAACAAATATTTAATTTAGTGAATTCTATTATTTTAGCTATGAAAGATGATAAAACAATTGTTGTAGTAGATAATTTATTAAAAAATTCTTCAACTGAGGAATATTTTCCGATATCAGTATTTATTAATTTAGATAAATTAAATGGGTTTCTATCAAAAAAATATAATATTAAAGTATTTGATAAAAACTTAACACAAGTTTCGATTAAATCGATTACATATGGTCTAAAATATCGAGAAAAAGACGTATCATCTAAAATTTTTGAAAACTTTTGCGTGGATGATAGTACTATTCAAATTAAAACTGATGTGGATTTAAATAAAACTTTCGGAGATCCTATGATTGGTGTTACTAAATCTATAAATATAAAATATACTATTAAACATAAAAATAATGAATACAAATATAATATAAATCAATCGGAATACGCAGGATTTTTAGAAACCGAATTCTGTCATAATTTCAGTATAACCAAACAAAATTATATTTTAAATGAACAACCGTTGGGTGAACTAGACCAATACAAATTTAATGACATATTAGAAAAAATATTTTTTGCTGATTTTTTTAAAGGAAATTGTGAGAATTTTTTAGAACAAATACATATGATTGATAGTAAAATAAAGAAAATGAATGTCATTCATTTACGTTTGGAAAATGATGCTATTGAAAAATATAGTAAATCGACCGACGAAACGATAAAAGAATCATTTAAAACAAAACTTGTACAAAAATATATCGAAAATATTGAACAACATATTGATAAAAGCGATGAAACAGTTTTGTTAACTTATTCTACTGAAAACCCAGTTATTGATTATTTAAATGCCAATGGTTATCATTATCATATAAAACCAAAGGATTTGGAAGCAGGTAGAGAAATCAATGCAATTGTCGATTTTTGTATTGGAATAAACTGTAATAATGTTTTTATTGGTAATTTCAATAATGAAACATTAACTGGTTCTAAATTTTCTTATTTCTTATCTAAACAAATGCCGTATAATGTAAAATCATTTTTTATTGATATTTGTAACTTGTAACGAAGTAACGTTAGTAAATCAATATTTTATCCACAATAAAATATTGTTTCTTATTTTTTTGTTTCTGTTTGTTTTTCTTCCAATAATTCTATTCGCATACCTTTTGTATCTCTTATTAGATGTCCTACCAATAATATATCAGAACCCGTATCTTTTGCACGTAAATAACTTTCATAATCAAATAATTCATTGGTTCTTTCGTTCAATGCATAGTCTTTACCTTTATATGTTATTTTAATCATATTTATTTGTTGAGTACGAACATTCAAATCGGTCTTTTCACTACGGTCTTGTTCTAATGCTGGATATGACCCAAATTGATTTGATTCGACCTTACCATATCCATAACACACCAGTGGTTCATCCTTGTTTTTCGCTGAATATAATGAACAATCCATAGCACTCTCTTTTACAGCCTTCAATATCTGACGATTCACCTTATCTTTTATACTAGCCGTTTCAAATAAGGTTTCATCGGTAGTCACTGGAGTCTCACCATCTAATTTACTCACATCACGTATTCTCAATTCCACGTTTTCTTCACTCGTCTTTTGTTGTTCGCTCAATGTCGATATATATAAAAATACCTTCACGGTTCTCAATTCCTCTGGTAAATCTTGGTGACTACAAATACGACGTGCACGTCCAATGACTTGTTCAATACGCACCATATGCCAATATGGCTCGACAATATGTACATATCGAGTGTTTTTCAAATTAATACCTTCTGCACCCGATGAGGTAATCATAAACACTTTAATCACTTCACCCATAAAATTATTTGGATGTTGTTCTTGTAATTTCGTTACGATGGATGCTGGTACGAATTTCCAATTACTATTATATATGTTACGAATGATTTCTTTTTCTTCAGCGGTTTCAGTACCCGTATATAATACGAATTTGGGTTTATCTATGGCTTGTGGGTTCTCTACAATATCCCATATTCCATCAGATTTCTTTTGTATTTTAAACTCGGCGTAACCATTGGCTTCGAATATTAATTTCAAAATACCAATACCTTCGATGGTTCGAAATTGACTATATATCAAATGTGACCCTTGATTTTGCTCCGATTGTACATTTTCCAATAATTTCACGAATTTGGGACTATATTGGCCTAATTGCTCTTTGATTAGATACTCTTTTTCTCGTTCTCTTTCTGGTTTATAAGCCAATTCATCTAATGCATTGGTAATACGTTTTTGATAGGAAACGACTTCGGTATCAATATTCGCTTGTTGGTCTTCATCGACTTCATCATTTGCTAATCGTTCAGATAGAGGCACTGCATTCAAATCATTTTCATCAATTTCTTCTTTGTTTTTCTTATCGGGCATAGGTCTATCAATACCAGGTGGAAATACAAAGTTACACGCGGCACGGGAAAATATACGATAGGTGGAAGATATTTTATATAAATCATTATCTACGGCGTTCTGTGCTTTCTTTTGATTCTTTTTATTCTTTTTTTCTTGTTCGGCTTCTACTTTACGGATTTTTTCATATACCCCAAATTGATAGGGCGTCAATTCAGATTTTATTATATGGAAAATATCGCCATCTGCTGTTTTTTCAAATCTTGGTAACAATTGTTCTTGAGCACTACGGAAATAAGATGTTAAACCCAATATTCTACGTTTGAATACATCAATGTTCTCTACATCACCATTTTCATTCACAAATAATTTTAAAAACGGTTCGGGTTCATCTGGTAAAGCCTTATATTTCTTTAATTCAATAGAACCCGTTGGTACTTCTAATCCATTTTGTTTTAATATATCTATGATTGTGTTTTGGAATTCGGTATCCGACAAATTACCCGTTTCATCCAAATGCACACCATTATATGAATCAGCAACTTGTCCTCCGCCCATCTGGGCTTCTCCGCCTCCCATATGTGGTTCATTTTCCCCATTATATCCAACTCTATATGCTTTTTCGGCATCTATATCATCCTCCACCCTAGTAAATGTTATTTTATCCACGATTGTATCGTATTTTTTTGCAGTGGTCTTATTGCCTTTCGGTTTATTCGATTTTGTTTTTTTTCCTCCAAAAATGGTTTCCATAAATCCCCCCGATTGCTTAGGTTTTCGCTGGGTTCCTTTTGCTACACCTCTTTTCTTTACATTCACAAACCCAAATGGATTTCGAGTAATCGTTAATTTATTACCACTATATTCTACATAATCATATGTTTTAAATCGAGCTTTATCAAATAAATCTAATATAGTGTCGGTAGTCACTTTTTCACTGGTTTTCACATTTACCGTCATTGACCACGTTTTAATATAACCTCTCAAAATATTAAATAATATTCCGATTTCGTTAGGATAATTGATAATAGGTGTTCCTGTTAATAATACTACCCGAGCATTTGTGGCGTTCATCAATAAATCATACATCATATACGAAAGCGAGGTTTTTTTATTAATTTTATTCACAATACGACTGACAAAGTTATGGGCTTCATCTACGATTACTACGGAATTATCAAATGGATTCGCACCCAAATCATTCACTAATTTTTCGAAACCTTTTTTATTGATACCATTATAATTGATATCTATATATTTGGAGCGTATCATTTCGTTTAATTGGTCATCGATTTCTTTTTGTTCATCCGCATTTTTATCGGCGAAATTGGCTTCCTTTTGAATATTGACTAACCACGCACCACCACGATTACGTATGGATTCCACGGGTATCGATAGAGCTTTTGATAAAATACTTACATATTCGGGCTTTCCATCAATCGATACAAATTCCCAATATTGATTCTTTCTATATAAATGGTCTCCGTTGTTTTTTAATTCACTGAAGAAATTCATTTTTAAAGAGGCAGGTGTTAAAATAAAGATTCTTTTTTCTGACTTCATACCCTCTGCAATTGCTATACTACTTGATGTTTTTCCTGACCCGAGTGAATGATATAGTAATAATCCTCGATAAGGTGTATATAAATTTAAGTAATCACGTACTATTTTTTGATGAGTCAATAATTTAAACTCCTCACTACCGCTTCTATCGCAGGATACAGCCTCATCCGCCATAATTTCTTTACGATATGGTTGAAACAATTCATTTAGCTTTTGGACATATAATTTACGGTTGTTCATATAATAGGCAGGTGCTTTGATAATAACTTTTTCGGTAGGTTTTGGTAACATATCACTTACCAATTGTTCTCGAATTTTGGCGGTTTTTAAATCTACATTGATGAGAGGTTCTTCGACTGCTACTTTTGCTTTTCTTCCACGTTTTGCTTTAGGTTTTTCGGCGATAGGTGCTTCCATAATAATTTCTTCCTCTACGGGAATCACGACAATTTCTTTTTCTACCAATGCTTTATCTTGATTTAAAATATCATTTAATTCCGCTAATTCATCCTCGAGAACTTCTTCATTTGTTTCAACCTGGATGGCTTCATCGAGAACTTTATCTAATTCATCTTCTTTGGCTTTTTCTTCTTCAATGATAATTTCATCGATTTTCGAAAATGTTCCACTCGGTTCTCCAACGGGAATGGGAATAGATAATAATTCTTCGGGTAATGGTTTTGTTTTTTCGACTTTTTGTTCAATATTCACACCGAATGCCTTGTTTTGCCTCAATTTATCTAAAATAAGTTTTCTCTCAACGGATGAATGTTTTCGGCGGTCATTTATTGTTATTTTTTCTACTTTTGTATCAGGTTCTCCAATATCTTCTTTTTTTTGTAATTTTACGAGAACACCCATTTGAGAACTTGGTATAGGTTTTCTTCTTAATACTTCTAATGGTTGAAACGGACGTTCCGAATTTAATAGTTGATTCATAATATTATAAACTTACTTATAAAATGATGATATTTTTTTTCATTAGTCTAAACCCATTTTATTCATTGGTCTAAACCCATTTATTTCTTAGAAAGCATTCGGTAAATCATAAAAATCACTTCTACCATAAAACATATACGAGAACATTTGTTGTGGTAATCCAATATTTATCCCATCGGAACTTCCTCTTGCAGTACGTATATTTTCACCTTGTGTCGTATCGGATAACGCTGGTATCATACACGTCATTTTTTTCTGTGCTCTTCGCATAAAATGCGGGACAGTATTTTCTTTATTTAATATCTTATTGAAGTTCTCGTAATATTGTAAATGTTTTATATCATCTTTATGGGTTACCTTCATTTGAATACGTAAATTATCATCCTTTTTATTCATACATCCCACATGAATCAAGTTCGCATTAAATAGTATGACATCACCTTTTTTACAAGGTAAATGTATCACTGGGTCACTCATATTAAACTGAAAATGATTTTTATTTTTATGACTATTCGGTATGACACCTAAGCATTTCTCCATATCTTCCAAATAGACTAACATCGTATAGGATGGATTCTGCTGGCTATCATTAAAAAAATCACCATTATTATCTCGATGACACGTATGCACAACTGATTTTTTGATTATCCATATATAATCTTGGAACCTATAATCGGGATTTAATCTTTTATGTATCAAATGGCGTAACTTGGGGCATTTTAAGAGTCGTTCTTTACCTTCTTTATATTTATCGTTCTCGAATTTTTCTTTGATTTCGAGAACCTCGTTTTCATTATACATATTTCGAAAGAGTTGAAATCCATTATTTGTCAAATCATATTTATCGACGTTTTCCTCGATGATATCGGGTGCTATGAAAAAATGATAGATTAAAAACAGTATCAATAATATGAATATCGCAATCAAAATAAGATTTTTATTATATTTCATTCCGTATTTCATTCTATATATATCTACACGCTAAATAATGTAATTCATATAATTATATTATTTGTACAGTGTAATTGTGGTCACAATTACACTATTTTAGACAGTAAAATCTTTTCCAACATATTTATGTTTTTGACTCAATGAATAAGAGGGTGCATTGGTTTCACCTTTATTGATAAACACAGTATCACCATTTGAATCAATAACAGATGATGTTTCATCACTCCAAAAATAAGGTATATTATTAATCTTACCTTTCCAAGCACCTTTTATTAATAAATGTAGGTCGTATGTTGGGGTTTGCTCTGTGGTTGTATATAAACTTGTTACACTATTATCTTCCAAAAATAAGGTAACATCATCGGTATCTTTACCACCAGTTACAGAAACCGTATGACAATGATAATGATAACCATAATTGCCGTGTTCGTGTCCTCCATATGTATCTAATGCAGTATCATATCCGTGCATCGAAGAATATGCATCTTCATATCTACCAAATAATGCGATACCATCAAATCCAAATCCGATTAATGGTGGATGGTTATGTCCGACATAATCATCTGTGTTATATAAGTTAAAATTATTATCTGTCGCACCGTGTCCATCAGCGTGATAATGTAAGCCCATACCTCGTCCTACGTGAAACCCGCTAGATGTGATTTCAGCAACACATTGAGCAGGAACCACTGTATTGTTTAATATAGGATACATTACTAATCCGTCAATTGTTACACCAAGACCAGACTTACTTGAATAATTATAGACATTTTCAGATAAATCATTTGGACTTACATTATAATCGCTATATAGCGTAGTAGTCATAATATTATCTGTTAGACTGGTAATTAACCCATCATCATTATTTTCTACATATTTCTTCATAGGTATTTTAAATAAATAATCTTGTAACGTAGCATCTCTCGTTACTTTTGAATTACCATATGTTCCAGTACCATCACCTGGTGGGCGTGGTACATCTAATAGATGGTTTGGTCTATCGGTAATGGAATAGGATGCGATGCACATAAATGGATGATAGTTTCCTTGCTCATCTTGTTCATTTGTATAATAAACGTAAGGTACGGTATTTTGTCCTCGTTCTCCGTTGGCTATACTATCTGTATTATTAATTTGCGATAATAGACCATTACGGAAAGCAGTATATACAGATTTATCATAACGAAGACTTTCGCCATTTGCAGTAAGCGATGATTCTATCTCATCTAACATACTTATTGCTGCTGCTGCTGTTGTGGGATAATTTCCTACCTCTGAAATTTGGTCAGTATAGTCAGCCATCATTTTTTGAGCAACTACAGATTCCATATTACTAATGGTTTTATCAATATATTCTACAATAGATACTCTATCATTCGTTTGATATGCTATTTGTCCAGGATTAAAATCATATGGAACAGCTACATCAAATGGAAAATTATACATATTAAATGCAGTGGCGTTTTCGCTCGATGATACTAATTTCAATTCACCATTATCATATTTTACATACGTATTTGCTTGCGTAAATGCAGAATCCACTATATGGTAGGAGGTATCCATATCATAAGCATATCGGTTGGTCGCTTTTAAATAAGTTGCATCATAATCAAATAATAGATAACCACAACTTGCATCTCGGTTTTGTCCCCAATTTTCTCTAAATAAAAGTTTATCACCCGAAACATCAATAGAATATATACAATGTAATTCAGAATCGATTCTGAAATTCGTGGTATCACCAGCAGTTTGTATTTTTAATTGAAATGCTTTTACAAAAAAATCATTATAAGTGTCTAAAGATGTTGTAAAAGTCAGATTATGACTACTATCAGTGGTTTCATCATTACCTATAGTGATAAAACTACTATCGGTTGTACTAAATAGCACTCGGCTTAAATCAGTAATAGTGGTAATCTGGGTTAGTTTACTTAAATTTGACGATGTCGACATATATATTATTATAATATATATTTCGAATGATTTTTACCAATATTTTGATTTATCGGTATTGTTGTTGAACAACAATTTTACATATTCTTGGTTGTAAAATATTGGAGGGTTTATAATGTAACCGATTCTGATAATCTTTCGGTGAAATTTTTAGGTACGTATATATCGATAACTTCTTCTGCTGCTGCTGATGTTTTCACCGTAGTTTCAGTAACTCCATCATTTGCATAAAATGTAGCATAATTTGATGTTCCAATTTCGTTATATGCATAAACACGTATATAATAAGATGTTACTGATGATAATCCTCCAATAGTATATTCCAAAATATTTCCTGAAACGTCAATCGTTGTTGTATAAAGAGAGTTTTCCCATACAGGTGGAGTAATATTTTCTACATAATAATTTGTAATATCCATATATTTGATAATATATTTATCTACTGTACCGCTTATTGGTGGTTGGAATGAAATTGTAATTGTACTTTCGGTTGTTCCCTCATTAGTTAAGCTTCTTGGAGCAGTTGGTATAGAATCAGGTGTGTTGAATGAAGTATCTATTATACTAGAACTAGTATCGACTACATCATTTACAGATTTTAATTCCACAGTATAAGCTACTGGATATACTAAATCGGTAATAGTATATGGTGAAGCAGTAATCGATAATGATGTTTTGCTAGAGGAAGAGCTTGTAGGATAATACACAAGACCGTATGTAAGACCACTATTATTGGTGGGTTGAGTGAAATTAATGGTTGCATTGGTTGCATCAACACCAGTAACCGTAATGTCACTTGGTGATAGAGGTAATGTATATTGAGTGCCAGTAAGTGCAACTGAATCTCCAGCACTAACTCCATTCTTATTATTTGTAACAACGCTGACTTGATATTCAGTATTTGGTGTTAAACCAGTCAATGTATAGGATGTAACATTATTTGAAACATCCAAAGTAGTTGTGGATTCACCTAGACCATATGTAATTCTATACATATCGATGGTATCTGCAGATTCTGGAGCGGTATAATTAATTCCAATACTAGATGTGCTAATAGAAGTCAAATCTAGAGCCGTTATTGGTTCAGTTAATGTATCTTCTTCTATGGTTACATAAGATGATTTACGATTACTACTTCCGACCGCTGAAACGCTAATAGTATATAATGTTCCTGGCTGTAATCCTGTTATAGTATATGATTCATATGTAAAAGTACCGCTTCTATTATCTTCATCAGTTATTAAATCGGTTCCACTAATATCACTGATAGTACTTATTCCAAATGTAGAACTATAAGAAACAAAATAGCTTAGAGTGTCATTAGCGAAAGCTTCTGGTTTAAATTGAATAGTTAAAGATTCAGTGGTGGCTTGAGTTACCCTTAGGTCGCTTGGTGCCGCTATCGTTGTATAATATGGCGTTGTAGTGTTATAATATACAGCAGAATAACCAGTTGGATTATATGCCGTAACACTTACATTATAATATTTATTTGAATCTAAATCATCAAACACGACAGTTTTACTGGTTGTTACTTTTTGTATATTTGTACCAGAACCAATAGGTGTTAATATAACAGTATAACTAAGTGTATATTTGTCATCTGATGTTATTAATAATGTCATACTAGTAGAATCACTTGATAGTAAGGTTACATTAGTAGGAGTTTTTGGATTTGGATATATAAATGAAGGACAAACGGTTTTGCTATAAATTCTATTTCTATTTGAAATTCCCCTAGCTCCAACCCCTAAATTCGGATAATTCTGATATTTACGTGTCTCGCCAGTTTTTTCCATATGTTGTTTACTAGCGTGAATAACAATACTTCCCATATTCACTTTATTACGATTAACCAATGACATATGTTATATATAATAGGATATATAAAAAATATCTATTCATATTGTAAAAATGGTATTTCACCAAATAATTTTATTTATTTCTAATTTGATTGATTCTATGAAAGAAATCATAGAAACAATGACTACCTTTCATAGATTTCACTATGTAATTATAGATACAGTTGAAATACCCGATGAAATCGATGATGTTCCACCATTAGTCAATCTCGAATATAACAATGGTAGAAAATGCGGTTATTGTCGCCAAAATGGCCATACTGTTCGTTTTTGTAATCACCCAGATATTATATTATATCGTAATGAACTCGACTTACTAATACAATATTATTCAGATAATGAAGAAATCAATGAATGGATAGAAGAAAAAGATTCAGAATTACTACAAGCCATTTTTTGTTATGAAGGTATATTAAGTTTTACTACACGATATAATAGGAATGATATAGAAAAGCGAATACTAAATTATATTACCGAACAACAAATATTACATAATAATACAGAAAATATGGCAACCGATTCTAATTTATCGATGATGATACGTCATCGGTATCCAACGTTTATTACATATAATGAATTATATAAACAATTATCGATTGATATCATAAAAACCAATTTAGCTAAACAGCCAATAGATTGTCCGATTTGTTTGGAAAATACAAATAAGAAAATAATACAAACCACGAATTGTAATCACGATTTTTGTAGAACTTGTATGTCAAAACAGTTGAAAAACGCCATTTATCGATTTATTACACCTTTTTGCCCACTTTGTCGGAGTGAAATACTTACCTTAACGAATATCGCTACATTGCAAAGTCCATTAGAATCCAGTTAATTGTCGTATCGCTTCATCACAAGCCATTTGTTCAGCCTTCTTTTTGATTTTATGTTTCCCTTCACCCAAAAATATAAATACTTTTCCGTGTATCGACATATATTGATGAATATCTCCATAGCATTGAAATTTACTTATCGGTATTGATTTATGGGGCGACACACCGTGAATAGGCTGTCCTAAACATAAATAGACTCCCATATAATATCCTGTTTCCACATTATGTTCTTCCACCTCCATATAATGCGGTGTGACCTTGAATTCTTTTTGTATTTTTACTTGTAAAATATTTTTATAATTATCATCGTTTTTAATTAAACTAACCCAATCTACGTGACGTTCGAAAACATTTTCTACGAATTTTTGTACCATTTGAAATCCTGGCCCCGTTACGAAAACATTTTCAAACCATCCGTCTTCATCTTTGACCGAAATTTTATTGAAATCTAAAAACATCGCTCCTATAAACGATTCAAATAAACAACCCAATTTTTTTAAATTAGTACGGGTCTGTTTTAGTTCAGCGTGTTTCGATAATACAAACCATTTATGGAGTCCCATATCATATGCAATTTTACCGATGGCTTCATTCTTCACCAATGCGATTTTTTTTTCGGTCATAAATCCTTCATTTTCTTTGGGAAATCGTCTATATAAATAGTATTTAGTAATACATTCTAATACCCCATCACCCACAAATTCTAATCTTTCATTCGATTTAGTAAATAACGGTAAACAATCATCAGGTTTAGGGACAATAATTATATTATTTTGTTCATTTTCAAAATTGGGACGTTTAATGTATGACCTATGGATAAAGGCACGTTTATATAATACCCAATTATGTATGGGTGCAGTGATTCCATAATTTTTTAAAAATTGTCCAATTTCATCTTCAGTAATTAATTTATTTAGGGGATTATAGGGGTCAAAAATATAAGTATCCACGCCATTTTGATTTTTTTCAATTCGAATATCGTCATCTATATTCATTTTATTTATGCAATAAAATGAATTCAGTTATAATATTATTATGTATTCTTTTTATATTCTTTTTATAAATTATTTTTACGCGTTATAATAAAATATTTAGTAAGTATATATTAAGAATGGTATATTCAAACACTAAACGTGGAGCACATCGCTCAAGTATTGTAAATCAATCTCAAGGAGGTGGAAATAAAAAGGCTGGTTTCCCATACCAAGTTGGTAGAGAATCTTGGTCAAGTATTGCTATCAATACCTGCAACCCAAGAAACGTTGAATTCAAATGCTGCAACTTAACCAATATAATGAAAACCGCCAATTCAAACGTATGCATTTCTCGTCCTATTGGCTCAAGTGTTGCTTCTAACACATTTTTCCGTTGCCCTATGTAAGTCGTTACATTTATTTGATTTTTCCGATAAATATATCGTACAAACAATATAATGTTTTCATATCATAATATTATACTGTTTTTATTCATAGTAAATGAAAGTGGTTATCGATGAACGAGAACGCGATTTATATTCTAGCTGTGATTCTATTGTTTCCGCTAATGGTACTTATATCCAATTATCAAAAGAAGTTCTCCCTTTGGGTGATATCTTTATAACCACCGATGAAGGGAAACACGTTATGTTAATTGAACGCAAATCTTTACGCGATTTATTAGCCAGTATCAAAGATGGTCGTTATGAAGAACAATCTTATCGTTTAATGCATTCGAGTGGATTACCGCCTCATTCGATTTTATATATTATAGAAGGTTCTCTAACTGAATTGAGAACTCCGATGGAAAAACGTATTGTTTATTCGGCGTTGACTTCTTTGAATTACTTTAAAGGGTTTAGTACAATACGTACGATGTCACTACGCGAAACCGCCGAATATATCATTTGGATGTCAGAGAAAATAGAACGTAATTTTTTAAAATCTGTATTTCCTTATTATTTACAACCTCAATTCTGTAACTTTATGCAAAAACCAGTTGTAAATATTCGAGAACCTCCCATCGAATTGGAAGAAACAGAATCTTCATCGGGTTCTTCAAATACAAATGAGAATGTTCTCAACCATAGAGAAAATGTTCTTACGCCATCAGATAATAATACGAATCTTTATACACCTATAGTTCAAAACGAACCTGCTAATTATTGTACTGTTGTTAAGAAAGTAAAGAAAGATAATATTACACCCGAGAACATTGGTGAAATTATTTTATGCCAAATTCCAGGAATTAGTGCCGTTTCTGCGATTTCTATTATGAAAAAGTTCTCCACTTTCCCCAACTTTATGAGAGAACTTAAAGAAAATCCCGATTGTTTAAATGATATTATGTGTGATACGAAAGGTGACACAAATAAATCTCGTAAGTTAGGTAAAAATTGTATCGAGAACTTGAAACGTTATTTTTTATAGGTTCTCGATTTTCTTTTTGAATTCCTTTTTTTGGTCACTTTTCTTTTACTGTTTTTACCACCAGGTGTTACAAATTGATTTATTGGTTTTTTTTTATCTGGCGTAGCAAATGGGTTACCGTTGGTTGCAATTGGTATTATTTCGCCAGTTATTTGTTCAACAATCTCTAGGCCACTAGGGTTGCATATCATAACTTCTTTATGAAAAGTACCATTTCCAACTGTCATCATTGTATACGTTGCATATCCATCATATCCTTTTTCACATATATAGTTAGATAAAATATTATCGGTTTTTGTGTTATCTGATGTTCTTATGAGATTATAAGTATCTAATTTTTTGCCTGGTTTATATCCGAAATTTTTGATTAATATATTTTGAACATCTTTTCTTCCATCATTTCCTGCATCTTCATATATCTTTGGAATATTATTCTTATTATCTAATGCTAATAAATAATAATCTCTATCTGTTTGAATTCTAAATACCTTTCCATATTTTTCAACGGAATCTTTATTTGTACCAAAATACGTAATTTTATTACTAAATGTAGTACTTATGGTCATATTATCATCTCCTCTATATAGATTATTTCCTTTAGTTAATAGATAATAAAATAAACCATCTTTTTTATCTTGTATTGGCATTTCTAAGAATTCTTCATCTTTTTCTCGTTGTATTCTATCTTCATTTGATTCTTCTTTTATAGGGCTATCATCAAAACCACTTGTTGGTATAACTAACGGCATTATATAATAATCGTATATAATATAATTACAAAATTGATAAAATAATATAATGATAATTCACTGTATTATTCAAATGGAAATTCTAAAAAATTTATCGAAAACTGAACTCTTCAGTAAATGTAAAGAACTGAACATAAAAAAATATAGTAAACTGAACAAGGATGAATTAGTACAACTGATACAAGAAAAAATGAGTGGTCAAGAACCTTCTGCTTCGCTTACCGCTTTAAAAGAATTATCTAATACATTCGTGTCTCAAGACATTTTGAATCCTAACATCGAAATAAAACAGATGGAAGGATTAGAATATTTGAAAACGATTTCCAATAATTCTATCGACTTGATATTGACTGACCCACCATATATTATTTCTAAAGATTCGGGTATGAATGACCATTATAATAATGTAAAATCGAATGAAGAAAATAATGTTCAATATGTCAAAACAGAAGATGAATGGAAATTATATAAAACCGAAAATAATATCGAAAACGATGAAAATAAAACAAATTTTATGAAATATGGTACAATTTATGGGAAAAAATATTGTGTAAAAACGGATTATGGTGAATGGGATACGAATTTCACAATGGAAAAATTAGATGAATTTATTGGTGAATACTATAAGAAATTACGTAAAGGCGGCACTCTCATTATCTTCTTTGATTTATGGAAAATCACCACCTTAAAAGAAATGATGGAGAAACATAAATTCAAACAAATCAGATTTATCGAATGGATTAAGACCAATCCTCAACCCAGAAATAGTAATATTAATTATTTAACCAATTGTAGAGAAATCGCTTTATTAGGAGTAAAAGACGGAAACCCTACCTTCCATAGCTCATACGATAATGGTATTTATAATTTCCCGTTTTATAGTGGAAAAAATAGATTTCATCCTACACAAAAATCACTCGTATTATTTGAAGAACTAATCAAAAAGCATTCGAATGAAAATGATACGGTTCTCGATACATTCTTAGGTGCCGGAACTACGGCAATCGCTTGTAAAAAAACCAATCGGAAATTCAAAGGGTGTGAAGTCGCCAAAGAATATTTCGATAAAATTATTATCTAATTCGATTTATTCACCACTATTTCTTTGAGAACATTTCTCTTTATTTTTTCAAAGAATTTTTCATCTTCTTCATTCGTACCACCTCCCAGTGCCGCTCTATAATATTTACGAAAATTTTAAAAAGGGTAATAGTTACAAATAAGATATTATTCAAAGAAAAGAATGCATTTATCAATAATATTTGTAAAAAATGAAATATCTTTATCTATAGGTAAAACAAATCTGTCTCTATTAGCTTGTTCTTTACAATCTTTTAATTTATTTATAACCATTAATTCTATTATATTCATATCTTCTTCATTTTTACATTCTTTATAATAAACCACCTCGTGTTCTGCTATTTTATTGTAACTACTTAAACGGTTTTTTAATTTTTGTGCCTTGCCAATAATGTATATTCGTTTGCGTTTGTTATCTTCAGACGTTACTATATAAATAACATTTTCTTCGGGATAGTTTGTTCTTTTTCGTTTTTTAATATAAATGTCTTCTAACAATTTAATTTTTTGGTCTTTTAATTTAATTTCAGAATCTTTATCTTGTAACAATTTAACATTGGAATCAAATTTATCAATTGAGTATAAATTTCTTATCCATTTACATATTTGTATTCCTATATTATGTGAAATCCAATTTCCCAATTGAATAGCTAAATCTGGATGAATCCAAATATCTTCTTTTATAGTAGATTCATCATCGGTTTGCAATAATATATTTGAAGATAACCCATAATTACTTTCAAAAGCCTTTAATAATTCTTTTGTAGATTCTAATGATATCCAAATATTTATTTGGGTTCCACCAGCAATACATAATTTAGTAGCGTTTATATAATTATCACTAACTCTAGATTCAACTACTGTATTATTTACTATAATGTTGTTTGATTTTATTTGGTTTTCTTCTATGTTTTCATTGTTTATTTTGGTTAATGTATCAACTTTTTTTGTTTTATCAATAATATTATCTAAAGGTTTAATTCGGTTGTATTCATTATTAATATCTAACGTTTGTTGAACTATATTCATAATTAATGTTTTCTGTGTTTGCATTGAATTGTCGGTAGAATTGTCAGCCGACTCATTAGACTTATTTTCACTGACTCCATTTAACTTTTTACATTTATGTTTATGCTTAGAATAACTTGGTTGATGTTTATATTCTTTGCCACAACAACATTGGAATACTTTTTGATTATTTCGAATTAATATTGTAACCTTATTAGTAGGTTTATTGTGCATTTTGCATTTCAAATGTGTATCATAATCTTTTTTATCATTTGTTTTGTAGTTACATTTTACGCAAATAAAGTTATATGTATTTAATTCGAGATTATCTAAATTTGATTCAATTACATTGTTTTCTATATTTAATTTTTTATGTTTGGTTGTATCTAGGTGACGTTTATAATCTGGTTTGTGATTAGTTTTAAAATTACAAGTTTCACAAAAATGTTTAGGGTTTTTTAGAATGTTTATTTTAGCCATTATATAAATTATTCTACGGCTAACGTTTATGTGGTTTTAATTATTTATTGTATAAATGGCTAAAATATTCCCCACCATTCTTTTACAAACCCGTCCTAACTTTTTTAAGAAATTTTTGGTTATGATAGAACTTTTTATCTTTTTATGAATCATTTATATTCTACTAAAATGTAGATGAATCAATACTTTGATGTCAAATTATTTATCTACCACGATTTCTTTGAGAACATTTCTCTTTATTTTTTCAAAGATTTTTTCATCTTCTTCGTTGGTTTCACCTCCTAACGCCGCCCTATAATATTTTCGGAAATCTATATTATCTTGGGTATCTAAAGTTACAAAATCAGGATGTTCTTCTTTCCATTTAGTGATTTGTTGTAAATTCTTATTGGCTACCTGATTCACTACTTTACGAAATTTGGTCTTTTTATCATCTTCTTTTTCCCATACATTATCATCTTTGATATAGAGGGTTTCTCTTTTTACATCGGTACAATGCATCGGTCGTTTCGTAGTATCTACACTACTCATCCGATTGATGATAATTTGAGTGATTCCTTCAATGAATCCGACTTTTCCCGTGTTCTCGAAGTCTTCCGTCGTCAATTGAAGGGAATTTACAAAATCTGTAATATTCATAGCATCTTTACACGTTTCATTGAGAAAAAATTGTAAATTAAATTGATTATTTGTTGTATTATTCGAATTCGTATTCGTAATTGTTTGATTTCCTCCTACATTTGATTTTACAATATCCATTAATTTATTATTTTGTTCCATACTAGCAGTATGTTGTGTCATAAGAAACGTTTGCAATTCCTTATTTTGTTTTATTAGGTCTAACACTAATTCAACGGTAATTTCAGGGCGTCTATTATCGTGTTCTCGAAATTGATTGGTTAATTCATTTTTATTTTCGAGAACCTTACATATTTTTTTATGTTTCCATAAATTACTAGATTTACTATATATTTTATTACATATATCACACTGATTATTATTTTGTTGCTGATTATTTAGTCTTGCTATATGTTTTTTTGTAGATTCGTGTGTTATAAAATTAGAATGTTTATTTGTAGTATAATTACATTGTGGGCAATGATATTTTGGGGAGATTTCTTGGATTGAAAAGTTCTCCTTAAGTTCTCCATTTGCCCCCTTTAAATGTTTCTGTGTCAAAATATGTCGTTTATAATCTTTTTTATTATATGTTATATAATCACAAATTATACATTCAAATTTAAGGAGGGTGACTTGCTTGTTTTTTTCTCCAGGCATTAAAATCCCTGGAGAAAAAAAAATGCCTAAATCTCCCCTAAAAATTATAAAAAAATATGCAAACAACATTTTCATTGAATAAATGGATTTTAAAGCATTATCGTCATAAATGGATTTTTACAAATTTTCCCAAAATTTCTTAAAGGGATTTTCGAAAATTGGACATTTATAAATGTCCTTTTTTCCATGACCGTCCTGACTTTTTTTTGGGAAATTTTTTTGGTTATGATAGAACTTTTTATCTTTTTATCTATAAAAACTCTTCTACTAAAATGTAGAGGAGTCAATATTTTGATATAAAAGTATTTGAATAATTAGAATGAACTTATAATCAAAAATACTTTCATATACTATATGAATACAATATCTTATATTATAAAACTAAACGGTATATATGATATATTATGTGCGATTTCTATATTGGAATGGTTACCTATACCATACCTAGATGGATTACATTTATCGATGATAAAAGACCCCCACAATAGTATTTTTGAACGATTTTTGGCGTATTGGATTTTCACTTATGGTATTATTAGGCTTTCCAATAATTTTTTATTGATATGTTATTCTTATCTAATCGAAGCATTCTTTTTAGCAAATGAATTATATTTGGGTTCCATATATCCAGGCCAATGTATATTTGTCATCCTTTTTTCTTTAGTATTCGCCTATTTATCCTATCGGGAAGCATAAATAAGAATCTAAAAAATATATAAATAGATTTCTCTTTTATACACTATAAATGACCGTGAAATGTATTGAATGTAATACGAAACGTGGAGTTCATAGAAATAAGTTACATAAATATATATGTAATCATTGTTATGTGTTAGATAAATATACATTGATTACCAAAACAAATTGTAAGAAGATATATAATTTAATAGAAAGTGAATTGGATGGATTAGATGAATATTATAGTACAGGCGCATATGGAAATGGAGAAGCCACTTATTATACAAAAGACAAAGTAATAGAACGTTCTTGCATAAAACATAATACGACACACGAAGACCTAGAAAATAGATTACGTACATTGAAATTAGAAAAAGAACAAGCAAAAGAAGAAAAACGAGAAAGACGAATCGAAAAAGAACAACTAAAAAGAGAAAAACGAAAAGATAAACTAATAGATGCTTTACATAAATCTGGGTTAGAACTTAGAAATGATAGCGTATTATGCCAACATTACATAAATGGAATAAGTGAGCACGACGTTGAATATATTGTTAGACGAATGTCACAAATGAAATTTTTATTTGAATATTGTCATATGGATGAATGTAGAGATATTGCATATGAAGAATACAGGAATGAATTAAAACACGGATATTTTCCCGACTGCTCAGTATTTGATAGAGCAGAATATATCGCTTTAACAAAATATTCGGACGGTCATTATCCACTAATATTCCCGTGGCAATTATAAAATATACACTTACCTAATTGTATAATTTATTTGGAATAAGGACATTTTTCTAATCCAATGGCCTGATTCGCCAACTTATCCGCATTATCATTACCAATTGAATGCACATCAGTATTATCGGTATGAGCTCGAATATGTATAAAGCGAATATTGGGTTTATCTTTATATAATTCATATACGGTCTTGACTAATTCCTTATTCGGTATTTCTTTTTTCCAGCCAGTCAAATGACATTTTTCACCATAAGACGAAACACATTTGATTGCATATTCCGAATCTGATACAATTCCTATTTTCTTTCCTTCATTGATGTCGCGTTCAATAATATGATATGTTTGAATAATTGCCATCAATTCAGCAGTATTATTGGTTTGTTTTCCTTCTATTTTTTGCGAAAGGTTTCGCGAATCATTTGTGTCAAAGAAAATCCCGATTCCCGCCGATGCATTACTTCTTCCATTATTGGAACACGCACCATCGGTATAAACATAATAATCGGGAATAAATTTAACTGTATTTTTCTGAGGAATAGTGGGTTCATTCATGGTTACACTATTTTCTCGTATAAATTCTTCCGCATCAGCTTGATTTGTAAATTTTTTATAAATCGCATTTTTGAAACCTTTTACGGATTGGCTACAATCATCCCAATTGGAAAAAATACCAATTGTGTTTCCGTGGGCAACTGCATAATGCGGCATTTTCTTGTATCTACCATCTTTCGTAATATATATTTATTCAATTTTGCATAGAATAAATATATAATAAAATTATTTCAACCATAATTCATCCACCAAACCGTATTCAATGGCGGTATCCGAATTCAACCATAAATCGTGACTTAATAATTTTTTGATTTGTTTTTTTCGTAATTTCGAGTTTTCTTTATAAATGACTTTTATTCTATCCATGAGTTCAGTTAAATTTTGGAATTCATCCTCAATTTCACGCATCTTTCCCCAACATCCACTACTTAATTGGTGGATAAGCATAAAGGCAGAGGGTCGAATAAATCTTTTCGCACAAATGACACTTAATAAAGTACCCGCTGAAGCAGTGGCTCCATCGATAATGGAATAAACAGGCACTTTACAAGCCCGAATCACATCCATAGCAATGAATACATCAAAAATATACCCGCCATTGGAATGGATATGTAAATAAATAGGAACTTTATCGATATTTAATCGTAAGGAGAGAATAATCGAATATTCTTCGGCTTCTTTGATGAGTTTCAATAATTTGAAAATGCTTTTTCGATCGATTTCACTATAAAAATAAATATGATTGTTTTCTCGGGAGATGCCAGATAAATCGGTTTCTTTTTGTTCAGTTTCTTCTTCGTCATCATTCTCTTCTTCTTGTTTTTTATTTTTACTTGTTTTTTCCATCTTAATACCAGTATATTTCATAATGCTTATTATATAACATAAAAAAACTTTATATCTATTTATAAGATTATAAATGTTGCAAATTTTATAAATCGATAATATTAAAGTTATCAGGGAATACATCTAGTAATTTTTCGAAATTCCAACGGAACTTGATACCATCCCGATGAGTATGTATTTGGAATTCACCCAATGTAACATTTTTCGCATTTTGTTGTAAATATAGAGTTGTGCTTTCGTTCCAAGCTTTGTTTTTATCGATATGACCAAGAATCAATGGATATTTTTCCCATTCGATTTCATTTTTTTTTGTAACATATTTCAATAAATTCTTTTTTTCATTATAGTAAATGGTATCACAATCAAATGTATAAATAAAATATTGTTTCAAAAGCATATTTAAATTTTGTTGTATATAATGTTTAATATCGTCACAAGTACTGGTTAAAGGTAAAGTGAAATGTTCGCAAAATCTTTTTTTAGTACATTGTCCAATGACTTGAGGACAAACTTTACCATCTTTTTTAGTGGTTTTTGCACTGAGATGTTTTTCATTATCACCAGTGTTAGTAGTAAAATCATAACGAGACCCGTTTTTGGCGGTATGAATACAGTTTGGAAAAACATTTTTTAAGGCACTAATACGATTTTTTAATATTTCGGCACGTTCGACATCATATTTGAAGGTACCATCATAGGGTGTTTCGTATAATAAACAGATGGATTTTTCGAAAATTTTACCCAAATCTTCGGTTAAAATCTTGGTTTTATTGGTAATAGTGGCCATTCGTCGATAGTCTGTATAGAATAATATTATCAATATAAACAATAAGTACATTATCAATTTTTACGCTATATAATATAAATATAAAAAATATATAAACGTAATATAATAATTATTGTAACAAAGATGCAGTCAATTGATAAAATCTTTTTTATTAATTTGGATAGATGTCGAGTACGTAAAGAACATTTTTATAAACAATGTGAAATTCATAAAATTCCAATTGATAAAGTAGAACGCATTTCCGCAATCGATGGGATGAAATATCCTTTTAATCCAACGGAACAAAAGATGTTTAAACGAGCGAATTATCAATTAAATCCTGAGAATATAACAAAAAAAATAATGGGAAATCAATTGAGTCATTTTTATACATTGAAACATATAATCGCAAATAATTATAAATATTCGCTAATTGTACAAGATGATGTGATGTTTCGCGAAGGATTTGTCAAATATATTACAGAGATGATGGTAAATTTACCCGAAAACTCCGAAATAGTGAATTTCAGTCTACATAAGAAAGCCGATGGAAAAGAATTTATAGCGTGGGATTTTAAAAGCGATATCGACGGTAAAAGCGATATTGAAGTAATAAGTAGTAGAAAGATAAATGATTATGTATGTGTATGGAAAGAAGAATGTAATCCGTGTTCATTAGCATATTTGGTTACATTACAAGGTGCAAAAAATCTAGTGACCTTTTTTGAAATGTTTGGTTTCCGTGAAACCACTGATTGTAATTTCAATAAATATTTACAAAACAAAGATATTTTTTATGGTTCAAGTAAAGTGATGGCTACCACCAATACAGATTTTGAAAGTGATATATTCCGATAAAAATAATATAAATATTTGATACTTATATTATTACGATAACAAAATGGAAGATGGCATAGAACAAAGTATATCCATATTATTGGATACTATGCAACGAATAAAACCCAGTGAAAAAAAGCAAGAAACTCCAACTACGCAAGTAGAAGAACCTAAAGAATCCAATGATAAAAAGGAGAAAAGGGATTAGATTACATCTTTTGGTAAAGGAAATCCGTTACGAATGGTTGGGTCAAATGTGCCTTTGGGTTGAAATAATCTAGGTTTGGTAATAATATTTTCATCGTATTTACCCGAATCTACCTGTTGTTGAGTATGTGAAATACCACCCCAATTTGGATCCATTGGATTATCACTTATTGGCGAAGCTTCGGTGGAGTCGTGTATTTTATCAAGCACTGTATACCTACCTACATATAAACTCGTAGGGTCAAAACCAGCATAATTATTTGCATTATAATTACCGTTTTCTCTACTAGCATCTATGATAGGAATTGCTGGAGGAGTAGCAGGCGGTTGGTATTGTGGCATTGGTAATGGTTGTTGAACTGCATAATTGGTAGGATTATACAAAGGGATGCTAGTATCATCACCATTAAGCATTGCATTAATGGCTGCATCATTACGTTTTAACGTATTGAAGTTACGAATACCACCTTCTAATTGTATAGGACTAGGATGTTGTCGATATACTTCTTGGCCTTGTGTATCGTATTCGCGTTTTAAAAATAAAACTGGGCAATTCAATCCTTTAGACCGTTGGTTTTCTAAATATACTTTATAATCATCTAAACTATTGAATTTGATAGGATTGGATCCTTCTGATTTAGGTTTTCGAGTATCGAATAAAAGGTATTTATTGCCCTTACTCACTAATAGATCGGGACAATTTTCGGGTATTTCAGGTTCTTCTTTATTATCCATTCCTTCTTTTTTCATACCATAAGTAGCAACTACATATATTCCAGCTAAAAATACTACGATCAGAAATATTTGAAATAATATTCTTATTTTGTTCATATTGTAACTATTCTTATAATATAAACAAGGAAAATATAATATACGTAAATGAAAAAATCTTCATTTAGTGTATATGACAAAAGTCAAATCATATAGAAGAAAATCTAATAAGAAGAAATCACGTGTAACTGCAAAAAAATACAATAAACCAATTATAGTGGGGTTGATTCACGCAGATTGGTGTGGTCATTGTCAAACATTAATGCCTGTTTGGGAAGAAATGGTTAATTCAATGAAGGGTAATAAATTATTTCATATAATTAAAATCGAATCATCAGATGCGGATAAAGATACTAGAATTGCTCATATTAATTCAAAATTATCGAAGGATAGTCCAAAATTAGAAGCCAACGGATTTCCTACTATTTTTAAAATAAAAAATGGTAAATTAGAATATTATGATAAAGAACGTCAAGCCGATATAATGCGTAAATGGTTTTCTAGTTAGAAACCACAACGTATGTCGTGAAAATCAGCGTTTAATTGTTAAATGGTGTGAAGATATTTGATTATACATATACGAATCTATGATATTACCTGTAAAAAATTATTATGTTGAATAAAATTGATTAAAATATATTTTTCTTTTGCTTAAAATATATTTGAAATAACCTAAACACTAAATTCTATAATAATAAAATGGCAGATAAGAAAAAAACAAAGAAATCGATTATCGTAACAAAATCGTTTCGTCTTTTGGATTTTCATATATTTGATGAGAATCCTGAAAAATTATCGGATTCGGATAGTGATTCCGCTGACGGAAGAAGATATAAACCAAGACAAGATGATTTACAATTCATCATTCAAATGTTTGGCGTAGATGAAACGGGTCAAACTTGTTGTTTATTTATTCAAGACTACCAACCATTCTTTTATGTAAAAGTGGGTAAATCTTGGACACAGCATAATATAATGGTGTTATTAGAAGAAATACGGAAAAAAATAGATAGACGTTTCGCGGATTCTATTATGGAAGCGGAACTCGTCGAATATCAGAAATTATATGGATTTTGTGCGGGTAATAAAGATAAATTTGTCAAATTCGTTTTCAAAAATACCATCGTAATGAATAAAGTGAAAAATCTATGGTTTCAATATATTAAAAACGAAGCGAATCCTGACGAATATCGAAAACGTGTAAATCTGGTATCACAAGGAGTTACTCTAGAATTATATGAATCGAATATTCCGCCATTATTAAGATATTTTCATATTAATAATATTAGTCCATCGGGTTGGGTTTCGATACAAAAAAATAGGGTATTGAAACCAGCAGTAAAAACGACCACTTGTACATATGAATATATTTGTAATATCGAAAATGTCAAACCCGAACCAAATAAGGAAACACGTGTTCCGTATAAGATATGTAGTTTTGATATAGAAGCTAGTAGTAGTCACGGTGATTTCCCTGTGCCAATAAAAACATATAAACGTCTAGCGACCAATATTGTAGATAGTTTCTTGAAACAAGATTCTATTCAAACGATTGATAAAAATAAGGGAAAAATATTATTACAAAAGATCATTTTAACTGCATTTGAATATGATAAATTCGATGATATTGATATTGTATATCCGAAAACTAAACCGACCAAAGATGAATGTAAAAAAATGATAAAATTGTTATTGGAACAAACAGAGGAAACAGTCGAAAAAAATAAATCGAAACTATTGACTATAGAAGGTATTTTCGAAGAAATAAAAGAATTACAAATGCAGTCTGGAACGGGTGATGGTGAAGAGCCCGTTGAAAATGCCGATGATACCCCCAGTTATTCGTATAAGAAAAAGGAAAAGAAAACCGATGTGGCCAAGGGAACTACCATCATAGATATTTTATTAAATAGTCATTATGACCGTGATGAAAAAATACAACTAGTCAATAAGTTTCTTACTCCAAATATAGAAAAAGATAATCAAATATTCCCTCAATTGGAAGGTGATAAAGTGACTTTTATCGGTTCGACGTTTATGCGATATGGTGAAGAAGAAACCTATATGAATCATTGTTTAGTATTAGGAAGTTGTGACCCAGTAGATGGAGCCGTAATAGAAACGGTCGATACTGAAAACGATTTATTAGTAAAATGGACAGAATTAATACAGAAGGAAAATCCAGATATTATTATTGGGTATAATATATTTGGTTTTGATTATGAGTTTATGTTTCGTCGTGCCCAAGAAAACAATTGTGAAGAAGAATTCTTATTATTATCTCGTAAAAATGGTGAATTATGTGCGACGTATAATAAAGAGAATGAATTGGTCATAGAAAATACGAAATTGAAAATAGCCAGTGGTGAATATGATTTACGGTTCTTTAAAATGACTGGTCGCCTACAAATCGATATGTATGCTTATTTCCGTCGTGATTTCAATCTATCTTCGTATAAATTAGATGATGTTGCTGGTCAATTCATTAGTGATGATGTGAAGAAATTTGTACATTCCTATCATACGATTCACGGTGATGTAACAGAGTTATATAGTCAAAATTTAACAGGATTACATATCGGTGATTTCATTCATATCGAATTGACTGGTTTTACGGCTGATTATTATAAGGATGGTAAGAAATTCAAGGTATTGGATATCGAACGAAATCGCGTTGTCGCTGAAAATATAAAAGGTAAAGATGTGACAAATACGTATAATGTGATTACGATAGAAGGTCACGAAGATTTTGATAAAACAAAATCGATTAAATGGGGTACGGCAAAGGATGATGTTACGCCTCAAGATATTTTCAGATTAGCAAACGGCGACGCAACTGACCGAGCGGTCGTTGCGAAATACTGTATTCAGGATTGTAACCTAGTTCATCATTTGATGAATAAAATCGACGTAATCACGGGTTATGTAGAAATGTCGAAAATTTGTAGTGTCCCCATTAGTTTCTTGGTATTTCGTGGTCAAGGCATAAAATTAACAAGTTATGTGGCAAAAAAATGTCGCGAAAAAAATACATTGATGCCTGATATAGAAAAAGGAACAGGCGATGATGGTTATGAAGGAGCTATTGTATTACCGCCAAAATGTTCGATGTATATGGATAACCCAGTAGCGTGTGTAGATTATTCATCATTATATCCTTCCTCAATGATAAGTCAGAATTTATCACACGATAGTAAAGTATGGACGAAGGAATACGATTTAAATGGTAATCTAATCAAAGAAACAGGTGAGCGTGATAAGAAGGGAAATTATATATACGATAATTTACCAGATTATGAATATATTGATTTGGAATTTGATACGTTTGGTTATAAAAGAAAAACACCGACATCTCGTGCGGAAAAAACGAAAGTGGGAAAAATGATATGTCGTTGGGCTCAATTTCCGGATAATAAGAAGGGTATTATGCCTTCGATTTTAGAGGAATTATTAAAAGCTCGTTCGGATACCCGTAAAATGATAAAAACAGAAAAAGACCCTTTTATGCAAAATATTTTAGATAAGCGACAATTAGGTTATAAGGTTACGGCGAATTCTTTATATGGGCAATGTGGTTCCAGAACATCCACCTTTTATGAAAGAGATGTTGCCGCATCAACCACGGCGACTGGACGTATGATGATAATATATGCGAAAAGAATTATCGAAGAAGTATATGGAGATAGAGAATATGTTATGCAGTCAGGTCGCATCGTTTTAACCAATGCAGAGTACATATATGGTGACACTGACTCGGTATTCTTTACATTTAATTTGAAAGACCCAGTGACGGGAAAAAAGATTCGAGGTAAAGACGCATTAGAACTTACGATAGAGATAGCCCAAGATGCAGCCAAATTATGTACGCAATGGTTAAAACCACCTATGGAATTATCTTATGAAAAAACATTGATGCCGTTTATATTATTATCGAAAAAGCGATATGTGGGTATGTTATATGAGGAAGACCCGAATAAAGGTAAAATGAAATATATGGGTTTATCATTGAAGCGACGTGATTCTTGTGATTATTTGAAGGATGTATATGGTGGAATTTTAAATATATTGATGAAAGAGAATAATATAAAAAAATCTATCGAATTCTTGAATAAATCATTGAACGATTTGGTAGAAGGTAAAGTACCGATGGATAAATTGACAATTACAAAGGCATTACGAAGTGATTATAAGAATCCAAATCAAATTGGCCATAAAGTGTTGGCAGACCGTATTGGTAAAAGAGATCCTGGCAATAAACCGAAACCAGGAGACCGTATGAAATTTGTATTTATAGTAAATAATGAGCATAAAGCATTGATGGGCGACAAGATAGAAACCCCCGAGTTTATTATCGAAAACAAATTACAAATCGATTATGCTCACTATATTACGAATCAGTTGATGAAACCGCTACAACAGTTATTTGGATTAGCATTAGAACAAATATGGGAATTAAATAATAAAACAATGGCGATACAAGCTTACAAAAAAGATGTAATGAAAATTCAAAAAGACTACCCTGATATGGAAGAATTTATGAAGAAGAAGGAAAAATATTGTTCAGATAAGATAAAAACAATGTTATTCGATTCGGTATTAGATAAAATATATAATGAAAAACATAAAATACAGACGATTACTAGTTTCTTTACACCGAAGTAAATTTCAAATAAGTTACCAGTTACATTTGAACCATAGCACACCTTTGGTGCGTGGTTTCAAATCTTCGCGAGTATATAATATTTTTTTATGAGCTATCATAACCACCCGATATATCACCCATAGAATAATATATAGGAATTTCAAAAGTAAATACATTTGCATTATTCGCATTAGAATCTAAAATGTCAGGTTGAAATCCATTATCTAGATAATTATCCAATACAGTAGATATGCTACGAGTTATATTTCTCATTACTGAATTTAATTGCGTGTTATTTCTATGACGAGTTGTATTATTATTCGATATATCGATATTTGGCGAAGAAGTTCTCGGAGGTATCGTATTATTTGATAAATCATATATAACATCAGTTGGTCGTATAGGTTCTCCTTCTTCCACATAATCACGAATGTCATAACGACAAACTGGACATCGTACATTACTTTGAAACCAATTACGTATCGAATCTTCTTTAAACGTATGACGACAATATTTGATTTGACACACCGTTTCATTTTCTTGAAAATCTTCCAATGTAATCGGACATCTATTATTGACATCAGTCATATCATCAGTGTATTCAAATAATCTCGTTGCGTTTGTAATTTGTTGTTCAGTGGGTCTTACTATTACATTTGTAAATAAATCGGTGAATGTCCTACCCAGATTGATATTGTTTCTATATTCTCTGCGAATACTTGAACGATAATTTATTCGATTGGTGTCATTATTAGACCGAGTATTAGTTGGATCACTTGTAGGTAGAGTATTAGTATAAGAATATGTTATACCAGATGTATTATTGGTGGGTGTAAACATCGCATTTCCACTTCTATTTCTCACAGGTTCTTGCAATATATTATCTGTAGGACGACTACTAGATAATAACTGTAATGCATATAATACATTCTCTTGGTATAATCGGAAATTATCCTGGTATAATCGAATATTTTCATTATAATTATTCATAATATTGATTAATTGATTGCGATAAATATAATTTTCTTCATTTATATTTAAATTATCAGTTGAATGTCTTGAATGCATCGTAGAATAAGGATTTTGTCGTGTTCTTCGTCGAGTAGTATTGGTTCGAGGAGGAGTATTCTCAAATCCCAGAGCTTCATGTATCAAGTCGACAAGAATATTATTGATATCATTATCACGGATATTAACATTGTTCTCCATAATTAAGAATTATACAATAATATAAAGATTTATTTATATATTTATTTACATATAATAGAATAAATATTTAATGGATATGACAAAATATAATAAGAAAGGATATACTGGAATAGATAATCTCGGTAATACTTGTTTTTTAAATTCTTGCTTACAAGTTCTCAATCATACATATGAATTGAATGAAATATTAGATAATATAAATTATAATCGATTTTTGAAACAAGGAATATCTGATTCGAACATATTGAATGAATGGAATGACTTACGAAAAACAATGTGGAGTGGGAATGGTGTAGTCTCTCCTAATAAATTTGTACATAATGTTCACGAAATTGCTAAAATAAAAGGAAAGGATATATTTACAGGGTGGGCACAAAATGATATGCCCGAATTCTTACTCTTTATGATTGATTGTATTCATAATAGTATTTCACGCGGCATTAATATGAAAATAAATGGTAATAAGGAAAATGGTTTGGATGAATTAGCAGTGGAATGTTATTCGATGTTAAAAAATATATATTCAAGAGAATATTCGGAGGTAATGGATTTATTTTTTGGAATATATATGTCGGTGATACGTTCAAAAAGCGGTGATAAAATATTAGTCATTAAACCCGAACAATATTTCATTTTAGATTTACCCATAATGAATGAAGAAACAAAAGTGGTCACTAATTTATATGATTGTTTTGAACTATTTACCAAATCGGAATATTTGGAAGGAGAAAATGCGTGGCATAATGAAAAAACGGGTCATAAAGAAGATATCCGAAAGCAAATGTGCTTTTGGAATTTTCCCAAAGTATTAATCGTAAGTTTGAAACGATTTACGCCAGACGGGATGAATAAGTTAAATAATTTGATCGATTTCCCGATAGATGATTTAGACTTATCAAAATATGTCCAAGGTTATAACCCGTCGAAATATAAATATGAATTATTTGGTATATGTAATCATATGGGTGGAGTTACAGGTGGACATTATACTGCTTTTGTCAGGCATATAGATAATGTATGGATACATTTTAATGATAATAGTGTAGAAATCGTAGATGATGCATCAAAAATAGTGACACCCTTGGCTTATTGTTTGTTTTACCGTAAAAAGAAAATATAGAAATATAATATAATAGAAATATACATGGATAATAACGAAATTATAACTTATCAAGAAAAAATAAAATATACAAATAATAATGTATCGGATGATATAAAAACTATCTTTAATACGGTATTCAATAAATCAACGATTGTTTTAGTTATATGGTTTTTAGCAATATATTTCGTATCTTATTTTATTTTAGGATTTTTTTTTAAATCTGATGTAAGTAGTGGTGATTTTCATTCAAAATTAAGTAAAACATTGGATTTCATAATATTAGGATTTTTATTAATTTTTATGGTATCTAGTTATTACTATTTACCCGAAGATGATAAAGAAAAAATTATTTCAGATACTGGTAAAAATATAAATGCTTTTTTAAATAAACAATCTGCTATATTTTCTACAATAGGATTTATATTTTTATTTTATATCGTAATTTACTTATTTAGAATACCAATGACAGCAGGTTCGAAGTCGGTTTTTGTTTCATTGGTAGAATCGGGTGCTTGGATTACTTTATTAATTTTAGTAATCGTCAATTTTTTTAAAACGGTATTAAATAAAAATGTTACCGAAGTAGTAAACAGTAATTTAAATTGGTCTAATTTACCATCAGATATAACAAATGTAGAACAAAGTCATGGTATTGATGGAAATACACATATAAACCAAGGTGTATTACCATTACCAAAGATAGAAGGTGACGAAGTATTTAATATTTCTAATAATTTATATACATATGATCACGCACAAGCAGTATGTAGTGTTTATGGGGCAAAAGTAGCAACTTACGAACAAATTGAAGATGCATATAAGAATGGTGCTGATTGGTGTAATTATGGTTGGTCAGATAAACAAATGGCATTCTTTCCCACCCAAAAATCAACGTGGGATAAATTACAATTGCACGAAAAAACAAAAAATAGTTGTGGAAGACCAGGAATAAATGGAGGCTATGTAGCAAATTCTAAATTGAAATTAGGCGTGAATTGTTTTGGAAAAAAACCGTCTGCAAGTGAAACCGATTTACAACGAATGAAAACACAAAGTAATATTACCTATCCAAAATCTAATGCAGAAATTGCATTAGAGAAAAAAGCACAATTCTGGAAAGAACACGCTGATAAATTATTACGTATAAATTCACATAACCATAAACAGTGGTCTGAATATTAGATTACCAAATAAAAATATGTTCCAATAAAATATATTTTTATTTTGCTTGTTTTTTTGTTTTACGATTTTGTTCCGTGAAATGTTTCTTTGTTCTCGAATTCGCCGATTTTTTTGTATAAATGATAGAAGAAAATAACTTATCGAACATCTCATCACTTATAACATCCTCAACACTTTCTTTAGGGTTTATTGATGTTATCGATTTTTTGTTTGGTGTATGTACTAAACCTATGGGTACAACCAAGTTCTCAAATCTAGTTAATCCGACTCCCGAACTTCCTCCTATCATATTTTCTCCAATCATTTTTTCATCTTGTATTTTATACCCTCCTTTCATGATACCATCTGAACTGGTATTAAATATATAACTATTGATAATTGAATCTGCTATTTCCATTATATACTATAATCATATTTTTATGATTTCGAATACCGACGAATATCATGACTCGTAGTAATCTCACGGTGTTCTTTCAAATACTGAATAATAAAATCCACTTTTGTTTTATCAGGAATAATTTCGGCTAAACGTTTTTCGATATACCCATAACTCAGTGGACTATATTCCTTTTTTTCATATATCTTCAGTTGTCCATCAGTAATACCTATCTTTTTATCTATGAGTTTATTTTCTCTCATATACGTACAAATATCCATAGTTAAATCGTGTTTTATATCACGTAATTTACGGGTCTTATCGTTTATTATTCTTAATTGACCATCGACGAGAACCCATTTTCTTATGTTCTCGATAAATGTCGTTTTAGGTGATTCGATAATTTGGTTCTCAATATTATTATTCATTGTTATAATAATATTATATTTCTTTACCACTGGTGCTTACGCTTTACCACTGGTGCTTACGCTTTACCACTGGTGCTTACGCTTTACGCTTTATCCACGATGCTTACGGCTACCTCTTGATTTACGGGTTCCTTTTTTAACACTTTTTTCTACTGTAGATTTAATAGTTTTTGTTTTATTATATATTTTTTTTGCATCTTTAATTGCGTGTTTGAATGTATAACCGTTTTTTATTTTGTTATCATTGAACGTTTTGGTAACTAGTTGAACCCAAGCGTTGGCCATTTATATATTATGCCGATATATTTATCCATTCCATAATTATGACTAAATATCTTATAGGTTCTTCGATTGTTCCATCGTCTTATTGACTATTTTTATTAATTTGAGAACCAAAATTAAATTGGTAATTACCATAAATAATAAGAAGACGCAAAAGATACATATAAACCATATATATAGATAACTTTCGGCATAAATCATATTTGCCAGAGGCTTAATAATTTCTTTTACATCTCTACGAATATCTTCATTTTGAAATAATTCAATACAAGTATCACGAATATTTTTCATTATAATTATTTATACATTTTACATATTTTTTTATGTATTTTTTACCGAACGTTTGCATAAAAAACTACGAGATGTTCTCTTTTTTACGCAAATAATAAAATAGCTAGGGATATAGTAGGTTTTCTTGCATAAAATTGAATCGCTTTTTCTGCATAATATACAAGATAATCAAACAACATACAACCGCTAACTTAACTCAAACACACAAACAATCGCTTTTATAACAATGTCTGTCACTAAACAAATCGTTAAATTATTATCCGCTAAATATAACTTCTCCTTAGATGAAGCATTACAATATGTTACTACCCAACAAAATAATAAAAAATCGATGACTAAAGAAGAAAAGGCCGAGCTACGAAAGCAAGAGCGAGAACAAGCCAAGGCCGCTAAAATCCAAGCGAAAGAAGATGCTAAGGCTGCTAAAATCCAAGCGAAAGCAGAAGCCAAGGCTAATAAAAAATCTAAAAAAGACACCGATGGTGATAAACCAAAAGAAGATAAACCAAAAAAGCCAAGAACCGAAGCACAAATCGCGGCTACTGCCAAATTGATTGAAGCTAATAAATTAAAGAAATTAGCAAAGGAATCAACATCGAATGCTTAATAAAATACATATAAAATCGAATACCTATAAAAATCATAAAAAAGAGAAAATGGCACTAAGCCATTTTTTCACGTGTTCCATCAATGCGTTCTCAAAACAGAATAAAGAAATAATAATAGTATAATAAAATGGAGAACATATTTGAACCTACCGATAAATTTAACTTTGAAAAACTTATGTTAACAAAACCCATTTCAATTCCTGGTGGTAATTATTTTATAAAATGCCTAATTAATGAGAACCCATTATATTTACAGCCACCAAGATGTAAAACAAAACAAGGTATTATTAAAGCAGGAAAACGCATTTATTCTGATTTAATGTTCTCGAATGAAAACGATCAATTTATCCGCTGGATGGAAAATTTAGAAACACATTGTCAAAAGTATATCTATAATAATCGTGCTCAATGGTTTGAAGGTGATTTAGAATTACACGATATTGAGAACTATTTTACGTCACCTCTCAAAGTTTATAAATCGGGAAAATATTATACATTGAGAACCAATATCACACCTGTTTTAGGAAAACCTAGCTTGAAAATTTATGATGAAAATGAAAAAGAAGTAGAACTCGAGTCAGTGAATGATAATATGGATATTATAACCATTTTAGAAATACAAGGTATCAAATGTTCTCAACGTAGCTTTCAAATAGAGATAGAAATCAAACAAATGTTGGTTATGAAACCGAAAAATTTATTTGAAAAATGTCTCATAAAACCTAGAATCGTGGATGGGACACTAGACCATCATATCGATGATATTTCAGAAGAAACCAAAACCATTACAGAACCCATTATCGAGAACATTGATGAAAATCAGATTGATATAATAACAACAGAAGAAGGAGATGTTTTAGATGAAATAAAAGAAGAAACACCTATAACAGAGATTAAATTGAATGAACCATTGATTGAGGAAACAAAGATAGAAATCACTACTAATGACCCCAATGAAATTCAGGAAGTGGAATTTAATTTAGAAGAATTGAATAATTCAGATAGTATTCAAATAAAAAAACGAAATGAAGTTTATTATGAAATGTATCGTGAAGCTAGACGAAAAGCAAAAATCGCCAGAGATTTAGCACTTTCTTCATATTTAGAAGCAAAAAGAATCAAAAACACATATATGTTGGATGATATTAAAGATAGTGATGATAGTGATTTAGAAACAGAAGATTCAGAAGAAACAGAAGAAAAAACAATAAATGAAAACGTTTAATGTCAAAGTAACCACATAATTATTTAGGAATTTTTTATACGGAATTAAATCTTCATTTGTATATATAAAGATGTTTAAAAATATCAGCCAAGGGTTTTTCAAATTTTTCACAAAAGAAAGAGTAATCATTTTAGTAATATTCTTAGTACTAGCTTGGGGGTTATTATCATATTCGGGTGCAAAAACATTAGTAGTTGATAAAATGACAGTCAACTCTGCTGATTCAGCAACAACAAACCAAGTGTTTGATGCTCCTACAGCACCTGTAGTTCCTAATACACCTTCTGCAGGATATGCTCTTCAACCAGTAGCCAATCCTAGTGATTTATTGCCAGTTGACCAAAATAGTCAATGGTCTGCTTTAAATCCAAATACAATGACACAAGGAAATGTTTTGATGCCTGATTTATTACAAGCGGGTTACCATATTGGATTAGATAGTATTGGACAAACATTAAGAAATGCTAACCTTCAATTACGTTCTGACCCCATCATTCCAAAAGCTGATGTAGGCCCTTGGAATAATAGTACCATCGAACCTGATTTAGGCCGTGTTCCTTTAGAAATTGGTCAAGGACCACGTTAAAAGTGTAATGATAAAAGTGTAATGATAAAAACTTGATATAAAGTAAAATAACGATTATATTATATTCGATATAATATAATATGGGCTTCGACCTTATTGTTGCTATGAATAATAAAGGCATTATAGGCATTGATAATAAAATTCCCTGGTATATTCCAGAAGACCTCAAATATTTCAGTGAAACCACCAAACATTCTATTGTGATTATGGGTCGGAAAACGTATGATAGCTTACCGAATGGCTCTCTTCCAAATCGTATCAATATTATTTTATCTCGAGAACCTAGAGCCACATTGGATAGAAATGTTATTTTTACAAATACCGAAACTATTTTTAGGATTTTGAACCATTATCCACCCGATATGAATGTATTTGTTATTGGTGGTAGCGAAATATATAAATTGTTTTTTCATATGTGTACTAAATTATATATTACTACCGTTTATAATGATAGAGAACACGATGGTAAAAGCAAAAGTTTTTTCCCACATAATATGGAATATATAAATAAATATTATGATAAAATAGAAGAAAGCGAAATGTTTTATTCAAAATTCGAGAACACTCCATTCCAGTTCTCTACATTTCGTCGTAAAACTTTATCGGCCTAATATTCGTTCCACACTATCTAATGCACCTTCTATCCACCCCTGATTCATACTCACCATTTCACCTACTACCGTAATTCCTTCCTGTGGGTATTGTGCTTTTTCTATAAATTGTTTTCGATTTTTATATTCATTGTTATCTAATGGTCTATAATAATGGGTTCCTATATCCCAATAGATACCTAATATTTTGGTTAATTCCAAACTACCTTTGGGAATACTGAGTGCGATTTCTAATAAACGACAAAATTTCGCACGATTCTCTGGAGTGTTCTCCAAATATTTTTTCAAATATAAAGCGTATTTATTATCACTATAAGCAATCATATAAATTCCTTTTTCGGAGCTCATTCGAATGATTTTTTGTAATGGCCCAGGTACCACAATGTAAGATTTTGTATATTCTTGAATTAAAGGAATACATTCTTTCGAGAACTTTCCATATACTCTCACAAATGGTTGCCCTTTGATTTGTTTATATAATTTATGGTGATTCGGTAATAAATTCATTACACTTTCTATCGTGGTGGCCATTATTATTTTTTGTGTCGAGAACATTTTTATTTCAGTATGAAGTTCGTATTCATTATGAGAACGTTTATTGATTTTATTAACTTTTTGACCCGTTTTTATTTTATCTATTCCGATTTTTTCGACCAATGCATCTTTCAATGCTTTCCAAGATATTCCTAGACCAGTCCAATGACCATAATTGTCATCAAACCCATAATGATATAATGTATCATAAACATCCTCATTTTCATAATCTCTATAACCAGAACAAACCACCAAATTAGTATATTTTTCAACACCGAGAACTTGGGTAGCAAATTCTTTAAAAGAGGCTTTTATCGGATTTTCGCGATACACTTTTTTTAAATGCAGAAAGGTTTCTTTTACCTCACATTCTGGGTTAATCGTATCCGCATAATGATGTCGAGATTCGAATTCATAATAAGGTACTTTCAACTCTTTTAATAATTGGATTAATAATTCATCTTTTTTCTTTCGACCTATGCCAGCACCAGTTACAACAGGCATACCTTCGAAAGTAGTTTCACCCATACGACCACCGATATATTTTTTTTCATTACTTTCTAAAAGAATCAAATTAGTTTCGGGTGATAGTTTTGTAATTTTATAAGCAGAATACATACCAGCAATACCTGCACCAATAATTATTATATCATAACACATAATTATAATATAATAAGATTTTTTTGTATTTATTTTTAATGACATAATATAATATAATGGATTTTAATGATATTTTAGGATATTTTATAGTAGGTGCAGTTCTCGTAGCCTGTATATATATCTATTTTGATTCAGCGGATAGTTTTATATTAAAATGTATTGTATCTGATGTAGATGGAAATAAATACTGCGTAAGAGAACGCTCGAAAGTAAAAGATGCATCAGATTTATTAGCCAAAGTAACCGAAAAATGTAAAAAATTAGTGAAATATTCTAGTGAACAACATCCTGATAATGAAGATATAAAACGCTTGGTAAAAGGGTTTAATCCTAAAAAAATAATGGAAACTTTACCTACCAGTACATATACTGCTTATTCGGAAAATAAAGGAGAAAAATTAGCTTTTTGTTTAAATAAGAAAAAGGAAAATAATGAAGACTTAATAGATGAACATACATTGATGTTTGTCGCTATACACGAACTATCTCATATAATGACTAAAAGTATTGGTCATAAACAAGATTTCTGGGCAAATTTCAAATTTTTATTAAACGATGCCAAAGAATCGGGTATTCACAACCCATCCGATTATAAAAAATCACCTAAAGAGTATTGTGGTATGAAAATCTCCGATAACCCATATTATGATTCGTAATATCGCTTTCCCTCTTCATTATCCCAGTGTATTCGTGGCGGAGATGGCCATTCAGAAAAAGCGGTCGCTTTCGTAGTAGAACGTTCTAAAACCAATAACATCTTCAATGCTTTTAATCTTCTTTCCACGGGTAACATTTTCATTGGTAATTTACGAGATAATTGTTTCCATCTCCATTCGAATTTTAATGCTTCTGTCCATTCGGGGAATCCTTCTACGTAACATATTCGTTCCCACGCTTCACCTTTTATTACTTTCGAACCAGTTAAATGAGCCCCGCCTGATATTTCCTTATTATGTTGTCTTAAACGACGGTTTGGGTCTATCGTGGCACCTACATAAGTTGATTGATCGGTACATTCTAATAAATAAACATATGATGGTTTATTTGTTTTTTGTTTTTCTAGGTTCTCGGATTCTTTTGTTTCTTTCGTTCCTTCTTTCGTTCCTTTATCCATTATATTTATTTTATTTATAATAAATATATTGTTCAAACTCACATCCCCATCACCGAAAACATATTATTAATCATTATCTTACCTGTTTTATTGTTTATTGCATTTGTCACAGGTTTGATAGTAGGCAATCGTTTTAATTTACCAGGCATTGCTCGAGTTATATTAGTAGTAGGAAGTGGCGAAGATGATGAAAATATCGGTTTTTGTTCATATCCTTTATTTATTAAGTATGTACAAATATCACGATATAATGACATAAAATCTGTATTATGTTGTTTATTTCTCAAAGAAATAATGAATGCATCCGTAAAAGCACCAACCGATTGTGATGTTTCTGCATTATATGTATCGCTGCTGGTTTGTGAATCTTTAGAACCACTAAACATAAAAATATTTGGATTTTTTATAATAGTATTATTATTCAATGTTCTCGAAAATGTATTACCACTTTGGAATTCATAAGAATATGGTAAATCAAACACTGTACCACTATGACAAGAATCGGATAAAATGATTGTTCTACATTTTGTATTTTTTATAATACTTAATAAATCATCATCTACTATAAAGCCTTTGGTTCTGTAATCGATGGGGACTAATATACTATCATATCCACCCGCTTCATCCTTATTAGAATCTACCATTTGAGAACCGTGACCACTATAGTGTATCCATAATTCTTCTAAACTCGAGCTCTGTGCAATCAATGATGTAAGTGCACTCAATATATTTGCTCTAGTCGGCTGAGAACTTGCGTTCGTAACATCATCTCTTAACATAATGATATTATTCTGTGAATAATCATAGGCATCTATTAGCATATTACGCATATTAAGAATATCACGAACACATCCATTTAATGTAATATCTGGAAAATTATAATAATTTATACCAATTAATAAAGCTTTTTTCATTCTATTATAATATAAATCTAGAAAAAATTATACAAAAATTATAACTGAATTATGTATATATGGAAAGTGATAAAATAACAATAAGTAATATGATTCCGCTACCCGAAAATTTTAAACCAACGAAGAATTCAATAAGCCTAGTGGATTCACATTCTTCGGGGTCAATCGCCGATGAAGAGATAAGTCCTAGCCCCAAAGAGGCAGATTTAAATCTTCAGATGTTTAAAGTATATAGGGTGGATTCGTCTGGAAAACCGAAAACGGTTTATGTATTTAGTGGAGGCTTCATAACAAATGATAATGTAAATCCCAATGAATTATTTAGCGATTTAGAACTAGCCGAGTTTGATGTAAATCAAACACAAATCGTTTATTCATCATTACAAATTCATAAAGATGATACTATTGAAACATTGAAACAAAAAATTATACTCGAAATGGGAATAGATTCTATTTCATATAATGAACTTTATTTGTTTTCAAACAGTATTGAAAAAGTAAATACATTTACTACTTACCAAAATATTACCAAAAATGATGAAATACCTTTCGATAGTAAAATGTTAGGACAACTCTTATTAAATTTAAATATCGATATCAAAAATTTAAAATACGCACTAAAATCAAGATATACCTATGATAGCATTCTAACCCTTATACCCAGTGATACTTTTTATAATATAAATATACCTCTAGGTCGTAAGTTTATTTCATATAATGATTTATTGTTTTCGGGTTCTCCGTTTGATATCATACCGACTAGAAATATTATTTATAAACCAGATGTAAATAATCCATTAGCTATGTTTGAAAATCAACTTATATTGAATAATGGAAATATACAAAAAAATACTATTATTTTATGTACAGCAATTGATACTTTTGATTATGCTATTCTAAATGGTATAGATGAGCAATATATTTCTGAATTATATTTTCCTCTATTGGCAAAAGCTGGTATAAATAACAAAACCGATTTACTAGAGAACCAATCACGACTCATCAAAGAAAATAAAAAAATCATTTTTCCTGAGGATTCTCATAAACTATATAATGCGATTGATTTATTTTATAATATGTATTATACTCGTAAATCGGAGTTTTCGTATATTGAAAAGGGTATTACATCATTTCATATTATACTACATCCTGATACAAAGACTATTCTACCATTGGATGCTATTTTTAAAAATATTCACGCCACAAAAGATTTACCATTTATAAAATATAATCCAGGCGTACGTAAGGAAAACATTTATCGTTTATATTGTGAAAAAATTTCGAAATCTGGTAAAAAAATACCGTATTTATCTAAAAATTTGATAATGAATTTATCGCGACAAACTGGTAAAAATCGTCAAATTTCTTTATTTATACAAGCGATTATTAAAAATACGATGAACCATATTTTTATTGATTTTGAAAATAATGGTAATATTGTATTACGATGTGAATTAAAACAACCTTTATTAGTAAATGAATTAGAAGAAGTTTTAAAGACCCATATCAATCCTGTAATAAGCAATTTAAATACTCATTTGGAACAGAGTGGATATAAATTACAGTTATTTAATAGTTTTTATGATAATTTTATTGAAGTTCTCTCTATGAAATATATTTCTTCTATTACCTTAGATAAACAAATCGATATTCAAAAACATTATGGTTGTTTAACTAGTATTTTCAATATTATTGAAGAAGATATTAATAAAGGTGCTATATTTGTATTTAAACGAGTCGAAAATTATAAAGAGATGGATGCTATTTCTACCACTATTACCGAAGCCTTTCATAATAGCTATAACGAAATTGATATTATTAGTATCATTATGCAAAAGTTTAATATGGATATGAACGAAGCCTCTATGAAATTAGCCGAATATTTAAATAGTTGTAATCGTATTCAAGGACGATTTGTAAATAAATCGGTGGATATTGCTGAAAATGCTGGGTTTACTACTCTCATAAATATATTACCTTTTGAAAATAAATGTATCATCGAAATAAATAACATCAATCATATACAATATATTTCAACTATAAATGTTTATATCGATAGTTTTATTCGTATGACACAAGCACCTGGTACTAGTAATATACCTGTTTCCACTATTCAAAAAATATGTAAAAGAAGTATGATGATAAAAGAAACCAAATCTCATATAGAAAATGTTGTTTTACCAAAAAATGTACAACCCATTACTTTTACAAAAGCGATTGCCTTTCCGTTGGCTGATGATGATTATGAAAATGAGGGTAGTGATAATGAAGATGATGATATTATTGCTGAAAATGATGAAGGTTTTGAATTTGAAGAAAACGATGATTATGAAGATAATAATGCCGATTCAATAATACCTACTTCAATTGAATCTAATGGGACAGTCGTGGATAAGGTACCTGAAACTATCGTAATTACAAAACCTGAAGTATTAGAACCCATACCGAGCATAACTCAAGAAACATCGTTGTCTCCAAATATTGTGGTTAAACCTATAGATGAAGTTATAGATACTCCAGTTGAAAGCTCAATGCCATCTGAACCCGAGTTAAAATCCACCGATGAACTTATAGATTCTCCAGTTGAAAGCTCAATGCCATCTGAACCCGAGTTAAAATCCACCGATGAACTTATAGATTCTCCAATTGAAAGCTTAGACGTAAACTTAACGAAAGAAGAAGTTTTAAATAATGAAAATGTTATAGAAGAAGATGTAAATGATGATGAATCACTAGGTGAAGGATTCGAATTTGAAGACGAATACGAAGAGGATCAACAAGAAACAGATGAAGAAAATAATAAAATAAAAGGAGGTGGCGAATATGATGATAAAAAAGCATTATTGGATAATAAACCATTCAAGAAAAGTAAAATTTTCTTTAATAAAATGAAACAACGAGAACCTAAATTATTTTTATCCAAAGCTGAAGGTAATTATGATTCGTATTCACGTGTCTGCCCTACCAATGCTAATTTACAACCAATTATTTTATCGAAAGAAGAAAAAGAAAGAATCGATAGAGAATTTCCTGGCTCATATAATAAAGCATTGAAATATGGAACTGATGTCAATAATCCATACTATTATATATGTCCTCGGTTTTGGTGCCTACTCACAAATTCGTCTATGAGTGAAACTGATGTAAAAGCTGGAAAATGCGGTAAAATTATACCAAGATATGATGAGAATAATAAACCTACTAGCAAAATACCACCAGGTCATTATGTATATGAATTCACTGATGATAAATATCATATTGATAAGGAAGGAAATTATAGAGAACATTTCCCTGGTTTCAAAGAATCCAATAAACACCCAGACGGATTATGTATCCCTTGTTGTTATAATAATTGGGACTCGGAACTCGTTAAACGACGTAGAAATGAATGTTTAAACCCTGAAAAAATAGACGCATCCAAAAAACCAGACATTCAAAATAATTTATATATTGTTGGCTTTGATAAATACCCTATACTAGAAAATAGATGGGGATTTTTACCACCCGCGGTAGAAGCATTCTTCCATATCGACCATTTAAAACTTGTAAATAAAAATAACCCTGCACTCATTAATGAAAATACTCCTATCTTATTAAGATACGGTGTCGAACAATCTTTAAAACAATCATTTGTTGGTTGTATCGCCGATATATATGGTTTTAAAAATAAAAAAAATGTTTCGATTGAAGAAATGCGAAAAGTCATCAGCGACTCATTGACAATAGATTTATACATCAAATATCATAACGGTTCTCTGGTATCTATTTTTCAACCTAAAAAAGTATATGTCGATGAAATGAATATTAGTAAATATTCCGATTCCGAATTTTATAAAAGTATAGATACTACCAACGAAGCACAAATGGATTTCTTAGAAGATACAATTGCTTCTTTCGAGAACTTTCAACAATTTTTAAATGACGATAACTCTGTTATTGACCATACTTATTTATGGGATATTATAACCTATAGTAATGATAAATTATTCAACGGTGGATTAAATTTGGTTATTATTGAAATCACGAATAATGATATTACCGATAACATACAAATCTTATGTCCAACCAATTCATATGCTAAAAAATACTATGATAGCACCAAAGAAACAATTATTCTTTTGAAACACGATATGTTCTATGAACCAATCTATTTATATGAAAATAAAACCAATTTTGGTATTAAATACGCAAAACTGTTTTTCAAATCAAATGTTATTAAAAATGTTAAACAGGTATTACAAATTATCGAGAAGTCATCTAATAAATATTGTTCTCCATTATCCAGCTTACCTAAAGTTTATAAATTTGATAGAAATATACCACTCTTAAAATTACGTGAAATTTGTAAAGAATTTGGCTTAACTGTCACTTCTCAAGTTATGAATTATCAAGGTAAAATCATCGGTATAATGGTTTCGAACCATAATGAAAATACGGATAGATTTTTTATACCTTGTTTACCTTCCGCATCAGTAGATACCAGTGATTTGAAAATAGAATATATCGAAAATGATATTTGGAAAGATTATAAAACTACTCGTGATAAATTAGTCGAAATCCATAAATTATCCAAAAACAAAATTCTTTGTAAGCCTGTGATGAAAGTTCTCGAAAATAACTTGGTAGTCGGTATTATTACACAAACTAATCAATTTATTCAAACGACTCCTCCTTCCGAGAACATCGATGATGATGGCATTGAGGTATTACAAAATTCGAACTTCTTAATTGCGGATAAAGTCATAAATACTACTAAAAAATACGACGACGACCGTATTCAAACCACTAAAAAAATATATCTAGAAAGCCAATTTTATACGGCTTTTCGAAATACCCTTCGTATTTTATTAAATCAATACAATAATAAAGAACTACGTAGCTCTATAGTCAAAATAATCGATTCTAGCAAATTCCTTTATAAAGATAAATTGAAAAAGATAGAAACTATTTTGAGAACCTTATCGAAAAAATCTATCACTTTCCAAACTATCGATAATGAATTATTGAACTCTTTAAATGAAATTGCTACTTGTACCTCGAATTGCACCGATAAAAAATATTGTATTACCAATGATAAAGATGAGTGTAGTTTAATTGTACCAAAAAATCATCTGGTAAGTAACGTAGATAATGAAATCGTATATTTTGCCAGAATCGCCGATGAATTAATTCGTTATAACCGTATTCGTATCTTTATGTTTGATACAAAAACCTATTTAAATATCACCAATAGTGAATATAAATTGAATAATAATGAATTTATCATACTACAATCTTTATTAACCAATGAATATTTTGACGACCTTATTCCATTCCAAATGAATGATTATATAAACAATATTACCTATGATATTTCTACTCCAGATGTATCACAAAAATATAATAATACTGTGAATATAAAAGAACAATTAGAATATACCGATTCTGAAAAGGAATCTAATGAATTAAGCGTACAATGTATTAGCGAAACTGGTAATATATATGGTAATGCTAGTAATATATGGCGTAAAAGAATACCCATGAAAAAAGATGGTAAGGACATAAAAGAAATTTATTTTAAAAATAACTATCATTGTAGCTTTTATGTACTGATACATATTTTACAAATGAAATTAAACAAAGACCTGAAACAAAACACTATGTTCTCGGTAGCGAATTTGAAAACCACTCTGAATGCCGCTTATCGACCTTATATGGAATCATATAATATTAAAATCTTCGATATCCTTAAAAAACAAGGTAAAAAAAATATCATCAATAAGGTAGAACGGGGCATTATCCAATTCGATACGTTGATAATGAGTGAAGATTATTATCTAACCGATTTAGATATATGGGTAATTGCAAATAAATTGAATCTTCCTATTGTCATTTTTTCACTCGATGATTTTAAAACGATGGTCAGTGATATTAATTGGTTAGTTTTGGCAGGTAACGTAGATAAAGATGATTACTATTTTATACGTAGTCCAAAAGGTCAAAAATTAAATTTCCCTGTGAATTATAGTTTAATTGATACCCCATTGAAATTATACGAGTTGAAGGGTTTGGATAGCATCATTCAAAATGCAAATGCTGGATTAGAATATAAAAAACATTTTATCACATTTGATACCTTCATTCGTGAATATCAAATGGTCTAGAATTTCGGTTCGTATTTTGGCTTGATACTAATTTCACTATAAATTTTTTATTACCGAATAGTCTGAATCCTTTACACCTTTGCACATTTAGAGCAACGCATATTTTAAGGCAGGTAATTTTTTAGTTTTCGTCTTGTATTTGATGGTTTCTTTACATATTTTTCTCTTCTATTATATGCTCCCTTAAATATATTTTCATAATTCACTTGGTCTTTATAAAGTTTATACGCAACATGTTTTCGATTGTGTCTTTTTATTTCACTATTTTCATTATATTTATCAACCCAACTTCACAAACTTCGTGCAGAACATTTGAATATTTTACAAACTTCTTCTTGTGTTTTATAATCTTCGCGAGTAGTCATACTATAATTAGTTATTTTTTATTTTTTATAAAATTTATTTATAAAAAATTGATTTGTTTTTATAAATTAAATGCTTATTATAATAATAAGATAATGGAAACTAAACCAACAATTACATTTGATAATCAATATGTATTATCAAGAATAGAAGAAAATAAAATTTCTAAAAATTTAAAAATAATTCAAGAACTAAAACAAATATCACCATTATTAACTGATGTTGAATTATTACAATTATACAATAAATCAATATCAATACATCAAAGTAAAATTCAAGGAAACGGAGATTTTCTTGAAAATGACATTTTAGTTGGCGTATTAGATAAAAATAATATACCTTATAAAAAACAAGTAACTATAAATAAATCAGGAATAATTGTTGGGTTTAATGAAAAAAAAGGAAAATGTTATCATATTATAGATTTTGTGATTGGAGAAAATATTGAAGTAGGTAAATCAATAACAGATTATAAAGTAGTTAGTTGTAAAACTACTTGTCGTGAAAGATGGACGCAAGACGATTGGAGCTATACATTTGCACCAAAGTTATATATATTATTAACCATATCAGACGATTACCCTCCAACTCAAAGATTTAGAGAAGATACAAAAAGAAAAATAATTACTTGTCTTCCCAAAAAGAAAGATGATAGATTGTTTAAATTAAATTTTCAAAATTTAATTGATGAATTACAACAACTATAAATATTTATTTATGTTTAATCCAATTATTTCAGTAAATATAGTTGGAATTGTATTTCCTAATTGTTTCCATTGGTCTTTATTATTTCCACATAATTTAAAATCTGTATTAAATCCTTGTATTTTTAAGCAATCCTCTTTTGTTAATCTGTATTCTTTTCCATCAACAATGTAGCCATCCCAATTATGTTTATCATCAATAGGAGAATTTTTACCTCCACATCTAATAGTATAAGCTGTTTTTTTTTCAAAATTTTTACCAAGAAGTTCTGTTAATGTTTTTTCTTTTTTATATTCATCAAAATCAAGTAATTTATCAATATATTTAACAATTTCAGTATCATTTCTAATTCCTATAATAATTAAACGTTTTCTCATTTGAGGTAATCCATAATCACTACACTTTATAACTTTATATGTAATTGTATAGTTTGCTGTTTCAATATCATTTTTTATTCTGTCAAAAGTTTTACCTCCATCGTGATTTAATAATCCCTGCACATTTTCAAGAATAATAATTTTTGGTTTATGATATTCTACAAATTTCATTATGTTAAAGAATAATGTTCCTCTTTTATCATCAAACCCTTTATGCTGTCCGCATTGACTAAATGGTTGGCAAGGAAAACCAGCACATAATATATCATAATTAGAAATATTTTTTGGTTCTATTTCAGTAATATCACCAAGAGGCAATAAACCATAATTTTCTTTATATGTTTCTTTTACTGCATTATCAATATCACAAGACATTACACACTCCCAATTTAATTTTTTGAATGAATAATGAAAACTTCCCATTCCACAAAATAAATCTATAAATTTAATTTTGTCGTCTTCTTTTATTTCTGGCACAATGTGTATATTCTCATTACATTTTATTTCATTCATCTTTTCAGCAACAACTTTTTCAATAATTTCTTTAACCTTACTTTCAATAACGCAAGGATTTTTTTTATTTATATGTTTGGTATAATGTCCCTTTTGGGTAAATTCTTTTCCGCACTTTTCGCAACTATATTTAACCATTTTTCGTTATTATAAAATACAATAATATTTTATTTTTTAATCAATTTTTGGTAAAGCTTTTTCTACCGTTTCTATGATATGACATACAAATACAATTATTACTCATTGTTACGTCGATGGAAATTATATGTCTTAAGAATTTGTTATTATTTTATTCCATTGTTCGTAACACGCATCACGTGTTAAATATTTTTTACTAAATTCATATGCATTCTCTGCAATTTGTTTTGCTTTATCATAATTTTCTATGCACCATTTTGCCTTTTCCACTAAATCTGATAAATCTCTTTTCACTGGAATGTAATGCGTCCATTCTTGTAAAAATTCAAAGAAATATTCTTTATGTGGCCTATCTACAATTAATACCGGTCTGTGAGACCATAGTAAATGTTTAAGCCTTCCTGAATATCCATTGCCTTCTATATCTATAAGAATGCTATACTTTTTTACTAAATCGGGCGTTGAAATATATACAGTTGAATTCAATAGCTGCCCGTTTGTTTTTATCCATTTCATTGAAAAAAAATCAAACAAATCTTTGTTTTTTTCACTAATTTCTAACATTTTTATTCTTAAATTGTTTGTATTTACATTTCCGATCCAAGCAACCTTATTTATTTCATAGTTAGTTAAACCTGCATTATCTATATCTCTAGTAAACGTGTTATAATCATTTATTCCAACTTGTGGCCAAGAATGAAAATTAAAATCAGGGACAACTCTATTATAACTATTTTGCTTACTATACGTATAATCGTTGACGTTTTTTTCAAAATCTGATGTAGAAATAGTAATTTCATTAAAATCTTTCCATTTATAAATTTTATCAGCTTCTTGAATACACCAAACAGTAGAAGGATTTCGTGTTTCATAACCACCATAATCTTTAATAATTACACCGACTAAAAAGAAAAATGAGACAAAAATTCCTTAAAAATATAAATAAAACAGTCTCTTTTCATTATAGTGTTGTAAAAGCACCCCCGAAGGGCTTTAAACTATTTGACGATTTCTACTTTTTTATCGTAGAAATGGTTAGTTTATTTTATTCTAATTTGTATTCTCGTTTATACTTTTCTGGTCTTTCACCTGTTTCCATATAACTTTTGAATACTTTTTGGATATTCTTACATCCATTTTTATCACGATTGATACACCCTTTCCTTTTGTTTTCCATTTTATATGTTAGGATTGAATGTATCTTTCGTTCTTTCTTTTTCTTGTCGGGTAAATATAAATTCTTACAGGGTTCTTCGGTTTTATAACATAAACAGGATGTTCTAAATTCATCTATGTTATAGACCTTAAATTTTTCTTGTAATTTTCGTTTCAATGTTAAATTTGGAGTAGATATAAAATTTCTCATTTGTTTTCCTATACTCCAGTCTCCTATGATGATTATATGGTGTTTACTGTATTTGTTTATTATTTTATTTACCATATTGTCTTCACTACGCTTTTTATTAATATAAGCATACCATTTGTATTGACGGAATTTTTCTTTTTGATACAGAGCATACAATTCATTATTTACATTGAGTTTTTCTGTTATGTATTCTTTGAATTTTTCCACATTACAGGTTTTGGAATTATAACCAGATAATGTATTTTCTTTGGGTGTAATTTCTAATTTGTCTTTATAATTCTTCAATAACGCTTGGTATTTTAATCGTTTGGTTTCATTTATTCGTTGTTTGTTCGTATAAGAAAAATATTTTCCATCATCGTCCATCATTGTAAATAACGAACGCTTACCAGGGTCAATGAAAATATGTTTTCCTCCTAATTGTTCTTTGGGTATTTCATCAATGTATGGAAATTCAGGTAAAGGGATTTCTTCTTTTGGTTTTTCTGATTTTTTTACTTTGGGTATTTGTTTCTTTTTTTCATTTTCAAATTGTCGTTGTTGTTTTCTTTCTTCTTTGATTTTCTTTTGTTGTTCTTCTTTATCTTTCTTGATTTTTTCTTTTTGTTCTTTGGTTAAACCCTTTAATGCTTTCTTCCCGTTTTTCATTCTTTCTTTTTTAGTTTTTTCTTGTTCCACAAAATTTTTATGAAGAAATCGCAAAGAAACACCATATCCATCAGTAATAATAGTATAATCAAATACATATTTCCGTAATGATTGTTTGATATTGAAATATTTACTCCATAAAATATCCTTGTATTTTTCAATGTTATCTAAATACTCACCCATTTTCTCATTTACGAATAACTCAATCAATGCCTTCGTATCTATTTGAATATGTCTCGGAATAATATTGGTTTGTAATGGAAAGAATTGGAACATTTTTCCTTCTATTCTTTCTAACTCGGTATTCATAAAAATCATATATTTGAAATACTTTTGCGGTGTTGCTTTGATATCATAATAATAATTAGTATCATATTCAGATGGAACAATTTTATATCTGGTTTCATTTATCCATTGATGATATTTGGTATCACATAATAGAGTATTGTTAATGATATCATTTTTAACTACTTTTAATTCCGTATACAATTGTTTCTTGAAATCTTTATCCTGTATTTCTTCCATGTAAAGATGTTTGAAATAGGAATTTACGAAACGATGTATATAATCCATAAAATGTAATTTGATATTATTTTCAATCGCAGTAATCATCGTGGTCGCATAGTAATTAAGAATAGCAGATAAATTCTTACCATCTTCAACCGATGGAAACGAATATAAATTTTGAAATTCTTGTAATAACAATAAATTATTTCCTTTTGGCTTCGGTCCAGCAGAAGACTTCATTACAGATTTCATACACATTCTAATAGTATCTTCTGTAATTTCAGGAATTTCTTGTTGATTATTATATTTATGTAATACCCATAATCGTAATAAAAAATAAGTTTTAGTGGTAATAACATTCGTTCGCATAACTGCGTTGTTGATAATTTGTATAGTTTCATTATTATCTATATCTTTATGAAGTATGTTGCGAATAGGAATTTTCAAACATTGGTATTTATCAGGTGGTTCATCTTTGATAGACATTCCTATATATTACCTAAATATTTTATTTTTAATTTATTTGACGCAAAATATATTAAATGCCTAAATAATATATTTTATATATTTTCAGATTTTTCAATAATATCTTGTGATTGTTTCATTTTTTCTTTGCGTTTTAGATATGCTTTTCTATTTTTTTCTTTTATTTTATCAGGCGAAGGTGTATATTTTTTCATTTTATTTAGTAATTCTTCTTTATGATTTTCGTAATAAGTTTTACTTCTTGACGGAGCTGTATATTTTTTTAAGTGCTCTTTTGTTTTTTCTAATTCTTCTTCTAATTGTTTAATTTTATTTAATAAATCTTCATTATTCATTACGCTTTACTTTACTATTTGAATATTATAAATTATTTTTATATATTTTTTAATTTAAAAATTATATAAATTTGAATTCTTATATTGTCTCATTTTTCTTTTTACTCGGTGTAATTTACCATTTAATTTCGAAATGGTAAAAGACATTTATAATATATATTATTTCATTATATGTTTATAGCATATTTTACGTTTTGACATTAATATAGCATAATAACCATTTGAATTTTTACATTTTTCAGTATTTATATCTGGAAATATATAATTCCAGTCTTTCCATAATTTTAACGCATACGGTGGTTTTTCTAAAAATAATTTTTTTATATGTGGTGTATTTTTATACATCTTGTGATGTGCTAAAGTATGACATTGACCATCTAATTCACAATATAAATATGGCGTTTTTAACCATAATTCTTTAAATATGATATCTGTTTCAAATAATTTTCTGAATAAACTATCCATCCAAAAATACGTAGTCACATTGTTGTTTATTTTCCAATAATTATCGCATTCTTCTTTCCATTTTGATACTATATATTCATCTTTTTTTGAAACTATAAACCACGACGCTGGCCCTATTTCTTTGGGCATTTCACCTCCGTGACCGTGATACATCCACATATTCGATGGTTCTACAGCATCATATACCCAACTATCTAAAGGTTGCATACATAATAAGGTCGCATCTGCCCATACACCTCCTATATTTTTTAATAAACTTAACCGTATTATATCACTCTTTGCTTGTGGAGATATATTTTTTGTTTGATCATAAATATAATCTATGTCATTTACATAATTCTTTAAATTTTCTAAATCAATATAATGAATTGTCCATTCGGGATTGTTTATTTCCCAAGATTCGGCAACTTGTTTATTTAACCACGATGCATTTTCCCATCCTTGCAACCATAATAAAAATATATTTTTACTTAACATATATCTTACTATTTATGTAAAACACATAGATATTTTTATATTATTTTTTCGTGGTTTATATAATAATTTTTTTGATATAGGTTCTGTTATAGGTTCTGTTATAGGAATATCATTTGAATTCTTTGATATAGGTTCTGTTATAGGTTCTGTTATAGGAATATCATTTGAATTCTTTGTAAATATATAATACCATGCTCTTTCGAAAAAATGACCTTCTGCTGAATTTATATGGTGATTCACTTCTTTTATTAATTCTTTATAATATTCTATTGGTTTATTTAATATTAATTCTTTTTTCACTGCAAATAATCCATTTGAATAAATACGAACTGGATTTGGATAATCTTTATTTATATTTGTCTTGAACCAATCCTCATATATAATTGGTTTATTATCTTTATAATTATCACGTAGATAATATACACCGTGTCTTAAATTCCAATCTTTTTTCCAATTTATATCTGGAATGTGATCTGAATAAATCAGCCTAGCTTTCGATTTACCATTTTCAAATGCTTCATCTTTTAAATTCAATAAATATTTATGTAATTTTTCACGAAAGTTAAATAAATGGTCATTTATTTTACCTTGTGTGAAAACCACTACATCTGGCAAATTATCATAATTATCTATTATATAATGTAAATATGTTTCACTCTCACGACCCATATTTGGCAACATTATCTCATTTTTAATATTTAACGCAACTCCCTTATTGTATATCAGACAGTCATCCATTATTTCGTTTAACCAATCAATATTTTCATTATACCTTGCTACAATAATTTTGTACGACATACTCTATATATTTATTACTATACATAAAAAAATATATTTTATTATTTACAAAATATATTTATCTAAAATCCTGCATCATAATCATCATCCGCACAATCTCCCAAATCTACCTGCTTTATCGCCGATAAATTATTCTTTATTTCCAACTTATTCTTTGCACATACATCCGTCTTGTCTTCCATTCCTCCGAATTCTTTTTCGATTTCCTTATTCATATCCTTGGTACTTACTTCTACATCTTCCATATTTTCCATCGCCTTCATATCCAATACCAAATTGAAACATCCTGTTCCGAAATAACCATTCTGTCCCATCATCACACTCGCCGAGACACCTCGCATATGGTCAAAGTCCGCGTGTCTCGCAGCATTCAATAATACTTCGGTATGTACTTCAAATGTCGATTTCGATATTGGGCCGATATCATCATTTAATATACCTGACCTGAATATAGATACTAGATTTTGGGTACTGGTCATTCTATCACATAATAAACTTAGATGATGATAATTGATATAGACATCACTAAATTCCATCACTTCTGAAAATTCATTATAAATGATTTGTCTCGTGGCTTCAATACCTAATACATCAAACACTTCTTTGATATCATTACAAAATGTACGGGAGCCATCGATGAAATCTAATGCTAATATTTCTAATAAATTGGTTCCTGTTGTATCTAATATCCATACATCTTTACTCGTGTATTTACCTTCATCTTTCACTACATAATTCTTCAACTTTCTTGGCATCACATTTTGAATACCATTCACACCACGTAACACTATGTTATTTAATATTGTATCTTGGAAATTACGTAATAAGTATATCTCATCGGATTGGTCTAATGTATCTGCAATTCCTTTGGCTTTCTTCGTCTTATTCAATGCATTTGAATTCAATCTGATTCTGAATATTAAATTCGATGCATTATAATCCGAATATACACAAGATATTTCATTATTATAACTATTGGTGATTGCAAAATGAATATCATCCATTGTAATATTTTTATCCAATAATGCTTCTGCGTCCATTTCCAAACGGATAATCCATTTTGATTTTTGTGTGGTATCCTCATCCATATCCATACAATCTTTTATCATATCTTCAAATTCATAGAATTGTTCCATTAATATCTTATCGTCTTCGATGGTGGTCGCCTTATCATTTGGGTCGAAACATATTTTTACTGATTTTACCACATCTACTAATTTGGTATGTTCTAACATATTTGCGTATTTGGTGGCTTTATCCTGTTCCTCTTCATCTAATAATTTCAAATGAATGGTTAATGATGGATTTTTGGGGTTCTTTGTAAGACGTAGAATTTCCTCAATTCTTGGCACACCACGTGTGACATTGGATTTGGATGCTACACCTGCCAAGTGAAATGTATCGAATAAATTTATACCATTTATGCAGTCAAATGTTCGAGTATCTTCTACAGTTAAATCATAGGCATAATTTGTGGTATTCGACACTTCTTCTATCGAAATTATTTCATCGAATTCGGTATCGATAAAGCGGTTATCACGTGGTTCCATAATAACTTCACCATTTATAATGTTCGGAACAGTCAAATATTTTTCATTATATTCATATTTGAATTTTCGATTCAATAATTCTTTGGCTTTTTGTTGCTTTGCTTCTATTTTCATATTCAATATACTTGCTAATTTTTGTGATTGGTAGTTTCGAATAGTTAATAAATAACATTGTTTAATATTTTTCGAACCACGATTATTTTTTTCTTGTTTCTTTGGTTTATGAATGCTCGATACAATTTCTAAATTTTTCAACATTATTTGTATATCTAATAGCATTTTGTATGAAACCGACAATGCTGATATACAATCTGTTCTCAAGGTATCATCTTTACGTTTATGCTGATGAACACATCCATCCCCCCCAATATAGGCATCTAAAAATCCTAAACTACATTCACGATTTGAAAACATAATCTTATCACTTACGAATTTATTATGGCTTAATTTACCACATAATTTCGAGAGAATATCACATAATACGGTATTATAAATACGAATATCTTGGCTTGTCCAACCTTGTTTATTTTTGTTTTCATTTTTATAGATTTTGGTATTGATATTATGTTTCTCACACCATTTTTGGATAGGTGCTAAGTATTGGATATCATTATTGGCAATCGATATTTGATGCTTGGTCATACATCCTTCTGCACAATATGCTCCTAATAAATATCCAAAATCATAATCCAATTCGATATCTTCTGGAATATTATATTCACAATTATTGATTAATTTCATATATACGTTTCCTGGTTTAATCTGCGATGCCTTGTTGGTGGTTCTACCTTCACGAACCGCATCTTCTTTGAATAAAACGACCACCGAGTCGCTACGTTTATGTGGAAGTATAAATGTTTTATTTGCGTGATTTTTCCACCAATGATGTTCCTTATGAACTGCGTGTGCTTTTTCCAATTCTGAACCGTATAAGTATTGGGAGGGTGGTAATATTTCACGTAAATTCATCGTATGTTGCTCACTATATTTCAATGCCTTCTTTGATACTGGTAAATAATCTCCCACCTTCAAATCTTTACCATTTACCCCTTGTATTTTTCCATCGATTAATTGTAAGAATGATTTGGCTTTGGTGGCGATGACCTCACGATTTCCTGCAGTAGTTACCTTCAACATTGTATTGGTTCCATCTTCATTGATAACTGGATGTCTAGTAACAGCTTCGATTCTTCGCCAAACCGTTTCACCTGCTTCATTTGCCGATGGTACTTCATAGAAATCAATCAATTCTGCATATGTTGTATCTTTATCCTTCATATAATCAATCTTTTGTGATGTTTGAATACCCTTCTCCGTAAATTCACCAATTTGAACTTTATGAATATGACCTTTTGAATCCCTTACTGCTATTTCGGTTTCATAGGTAACTGAGTTAAGGGTCAATTGTGTAGTTGGTTCTCCTATACTTTGACCCGCGATGACACCTACCATTTCACCTGGATGAACGATGGATTGTTTATATTTCAATACAATTGTTTCTAATAATAATATTAAACCCTTACGATGAAAGCGTTTATACACTAATAAATCTTTGGGTGATAAATAGTAATAGTATAATATTTCGAATAAATCGGTTGGTTGTACAAACGTTAATTTTTTTATTTTATTTAAATATTCTTCTACTAATTGGAATGCTTCTAAAGGAGTGATATCTACAATGGAATTTGAATTTAATTGTAATTGGCCTTGAATATTTGCAATGATATTTTGGAAAGCCACTGGAACTTTTACTGTGTTTTCATTTTTGTATTTGAATACTGAATCGACCAAAGTAGCTCTAGCATTTATCATTTTTTCGATAAATGTTTGACATACTTGTTTGGTTTCATCACGTTGTTTCTTTAAGCGGGTAACGGTTCCTTTTGAATATACATTTAATAAATCATTATGTTGGTCGTTGATTCCCATAATATCATAATGTAAGTAGATGTCTTCGGTGGTCATTCCGACCAATGGTATGCTTTGGTTTTCTGCTTTGGTTGAATCGAAACCATCATCACCATATGCGAATTGAATAATTTTTCCTTTATTATTACGAACAGTCATATCATATTCTACTTTTAGGTCTTCTAAGCCCTTAATCAGTCTTCTTTGAATATAACCGGTTTGGGAAGTTTTTACCGCAGTATCAATCAAACCGATACGACCACCCATAGCGTGGAAGAATAGCTCAGGGGCGGTTAAACCGGAGATATATGAATTTTCAATAAATCCTCTGGCTAATGGTGAGTCATCGAATTTATTGAAATGAGGTAGAGTACGACTATCGAAACCATATGGGATTCGTTTTCCATCAACGTTTTGTTGTCCTAAACAAGAAATCATTTGTGAGATATTGATAGGGGCACCTTTGGAGCCCGAATTTACAATCATAACGAAACGGTTGGTCTTACTCAATGATTTACGGCCGATAGAACCGGCTTGACTATTTGCATCGTTTAAGATATTATTTACTTTATTTTCGAATTCCATCATATTGGAAGAGGCGGTGTTGTTTTCGAAAATACCCAAATGTAATTTTTCGATGAGTGATTGTACTTCTTGTTTTTGTGAGGTAATGACTTGGATGATACTATCCTGAGTGGTTTTGTTTGCAATTAAATCACTGATGCCTACACTGAACGAACTGGATTTCATATATTCTGTTATTACATTTTGTAAATCATCGATGAAGTCTGATGCGGCCATACATCCAGAATCGTTGAATATACGATGAATAATACCTTTTGTGGTGGATGCTAATACGGATTTTTCTAATTGCCCACGCACGTACTTACCGTTTCTTATTTCTAATATATTATTTGATGTGTTTGCGTCTTCTCCATCTTCGAATAACTTTGTTTTATATTTCATTGTCATTGGTGTTAATATTTGTGATAATATGTCAAAACTGGATATTTTATTACCTGCTTCACGTAACGCTTCTGTATTCACCTTTGGATACATCATCAGTAAATTCATTGCGTCACGTGGTGTGAATGTTATACCTGGTCTGGTAAAACGATATGACCCTAATAACGAGTCTTGGTATATACCGATGAGTGGAGCGTTACCCGCTGGACTCACCATTTGGTATGGTATTGCCGCCAAATGTCTTAATTCTGTCTCTGCTAAGATATTTTGGGGCATATGCATATTCATCTCGTCGCCCTTTTGAGATTTTATCGTTTTCACTGCATAATGCAGTGAATGCACTTTTACGATTCCCCTGAGTTTCCAAAGGGGGGGGACTGTATCTTACACGGACTCAGAGTGGTTAGCTCTTCATTGCCCACGAACACCCGTTCAGTCTCTGAATGCCTATCATATCCTACCATAACGGACTTAGATAGTAACACTGCGGATTGCCCATTTCATATTTCTATTATAGAAATAATCATTTATCACTTTATTACCGTCGGAATTCGGCTATTAACCGAGATCCCCCTTTAACGTTTCCATATAAGGGGTGGTAGTGATAACTTTAGGTGGTTCCCCGTCATCAAGGTGTTTCGCATATAATTCAATAAATTTTTTAGGCATTTCTATATTATTCTCTGTGTGATATTTTAATAATTGTTGTAAATGTTGTTCAATCTGCGATTTTATTATTTTATTATTTTTTGATAAGTTTTCATTTGCAGATAATGGTGTTGTATTTCTCCAATTAAATGCAAGTAATTGTTCTTCTTCATTTTCAAGATTAAAATGATATAACGGAATAACATGGTCTATATGCCATTCTTTTCCGTGATTTTCAAGATTATAATTATTATTATTGTATAAAATCCATTTGATATACGTTTCGTGATTACACCCAAGATATTCAATCGTATTCTTTTTCTTTTTAGTTAAAGCATACCATATTCTAGTTCGAACAGCTCGTCTTAATTTATCTTTTGGGTCATCCCGTTCGCAATCTCTACATTTTAAACGATTATAACGAAATCTATCTTTTAACTTGATTTCAAAACATTTACTGCATTTCTTATTGCCTTCGCCGATTTCTTCTAATTTCATTTTTCTTCTTTCTAATACCTTATTGTGTTTAAATTCACTAGCTTGTTGTATTAATTTTAAACGTAGTTCTTCATCTGTTTCATACTTAGCTCTACGGTTTGCATTGTTACAATCTTTGCATATTAATTTATTTTTTACAAAAGATGAAATTAGTTTTTTGGCATTGCATACATTACAAGTTTGATTAACTTCACTGCTTGTATCTATCGAATCATACTTTTCTTTTCTTCTTTTGTTATTACACCCTTTGCAAATATTTCTATTTTTTATAAACTTATCAATTTCTTTTTTTTCACAACATCTTGAACAACATTTTTCATTTATATCTAAATTTTTATTTTCAGACATTCTTAAATTATCACGAGAAATATTTTTAAATACTTTTATGAGAACTTATTTATTGTATTATATACTAGGAGGTTGCACGCTTTTCACGCCTCCTGTTTCCGACAGCGTTTTACATATATTTATGTGAAACATTTAGTTTATCGAAATCAGCATTGTATGGTTTGGTCCTGTTGTTTTACAGAGCATAATTGCTCACCTGACCTTTCGAATCAGGAGCAGACTGTATCTTACACAGGCTCAGAGTGGTTAGCTCTTCATTGCCCACGAACACCCGTTCAGTCGTTGAATGCCTATCATATCCTACCATAACGGACTTAGATAGTTACACTGCGGATTGTCTATTTCATATTTCTATTATAGAAATAATCATTTATCACTTTATTACCATTGTTTTTCGGCGATTAACCGAGTTCCTCACAAATGTTTCCAAAAGTGAGTGGTAGTGATAACTTTAAGATTTCCCCGTCATCAAGGTGTTTCGCTTCTAGGCAACCTAATAGGTTACCTGGAAACTAGGGAGTAACACGCTTTTCACGCTCCCTGTTGCTAACGCAAGTTCATCAGCGACGTTCATTCTGAAAGTATCACCAACTTTCATAACCTTAACGATATGACACATCATCGATTGTCTATGTAAAGAAGGTTGTCTATTAAATAAAACCGCATCACCATCCATCATATGTCGATGAACAATATCGCCGTTTTCCAATCGAATAGAACCCTTATCCACATATCGTAATGAGATGTTTTCACCATTTTTTCTTTCTAATATTTTCGCACCCGGATATACTTCTGGGCCATTCTGTACCAACTTCGTCAAGAAATCTCGGTTTCGGTCATTCACCACCACCGGTTTCGTTATATTCTTGGCTATCTTCATTGGAACACCTAATTGTCGTATAGATAAATTTGGGTCACCCGTAATGACCGAACGAGCACTAAAATCGACACGTTTTCCCATTAAATTACCTCGAATACGCCCATTCTTCGAGTTCAACCGACCCATAATACATTGTAATGGACGTCCCGAACGTTGAGCCATTGGTACTGCACCTTTCACCTTATTATTCACAATCATTGCTATAAAATATTGTAATACGGTGGTCATACCTTCAATGACATTGGGTGATGCATTCGAATTTATTTTTTCTATTAAATCACGATTCGTTTTTATGATATTACTATAAATATGTGTCAAATCATCCTCCGAACGCTGTTGTGCATCGTGTTTGACCGATGGACGCACCGCAGGTGGTGGTACGGGTAACACTTGGCATATCATCCATTCTGGACGTGACCATTGAGGACTAAATCCCATAAATGTAATATCTTCATCCGAAATACGTTTGAATATTTTCAATACTATTTCAGGTGATAAACGAATAATTACCTTTTTATTTTCATTGGCTTCTTCGGTATCCATATTTTCCCATATCGCATATAATGTTGACATTCCTTCTAATTTTATTTTATCAGGTTGCTTACAACCACAACCATCTTCGATGGATTCACCACAGCGTTTTACCTTTGTAGCGGATACATAATCCCATCGTTGTTCAGAATTCCAATTTAAAATATGTTTATGACGATTTTTATTGATTAGTAACTTACTACACTTAAAACAAACACATCTGCATATCTTCATTATTTCTTTTATATGTTGTATAAAGAATACCGGACGAGCTAATTCAATATGACCGAAGTATCCAGGTGTATCAATATAGGTATATCCATCCGTAGGACAAATGATACCTGGTTCTAATACACCCATACGAGGGTCAAATAAGCCTCCTACTACTGGTTTGTTGTTAATATATGTATCACGTGAAGTTACTTCTACGACTGAATTTTTGCGTATTTCTTCAGGTGATAATATACTAAATTGCACACCAATAATTTTGGAGGGAGCCTTATATTCGCTCATTTGATTTCGTTGAAACGACATATTGAATACCTAATATATATAATACGAGAATTATTTATATCATTTCTTAATTCAATTTTTTATCTTTTTTGCATAAAATTGATTACCTTTTTATTTATAATTATAACTATAACCCAAAAACATAATTAGTTATTCAACTACATAAAGTTATCACACATTAATTACTAAAATGGCTCCTTTCAAACCTTCTTCCAAAAATGATTTGAAAAACCGATTACGTAATAATAAAAACAATAAATTAAAAAAAAATAAACCCGATTCTGATTCTGATTCCGATAAAGAAGTCGATGAAGAAGAATCCGAATATGAAACCGTCGAAGAAAGTAGCGATTCCAGCTATAAACCACCTAAATCAAAAAAAAATAAACTAGCTAGAAGACGTATCATTACTTCGGAAGATGAAGAAGATGACGATGAAGAAACTATCGGTTCTGAAGATTCCGAAGATGAAGAAGACGAAGACGAAGACGAGTATGATTCTGAAGATAGTTTTATCGATGATGACGAGCCAGAAGTTAAATTATCAGCATCCGATATTCAAAAGGCCATTTCAAAAATATTTCCATCTAGATATATGAACGAAAAAGTCAAAAAAACAAAAGAATCCGAGAAAAAATCTAGCAAAAAAGCTGATAAAAAATCCGATAAAAAATCATCCAAAAAATCTAGCAAAAAATCCGATAAAAAAAGAAAGCAGGAATCTGAATCTGATGAAGATGAAGACGACGCAGAATATTATGAAGATGATGAAGAGTCTGACGAATACGATGAAGAAGATGAGGAAGAAGATTCCGATTATGACTCGGAAGATGCCGAAGAGGAAAATGATAAAGTGTTTATCCTATCAATCGGAGGTGAAGGTGAAGAAGATGATGAAGAAGTTTATAATGATGAAGATGATAGAGGTGAATGCGATAGTGATGATGAAAAAACATTTATGAAAGAAAATTATGAAACCGTAGAATTACCAACTGAGCATAAGAAAAAGGCCGAGAAAAAGTCCAAAAAAGAAAAAGCTAAAAAAGAAAAAGCCAATAAAAAAAGTGATGAAGAAACATCGGAAAACGATGTAGAATCAGAATATGTTGATTTACTTGAAACCAAAAAACAATTGACCAACCAATTACATAAAAAACCAAAAAGTAAAATCTTATTGAATGCCATTGAAGATTGTAATAAATCTATCAAAAAATTAGTAAAGAAAGCACGTATTAAGAATGCAAAGGCATATCATAAATTAATTCACGAAGATAAGAAAAATACAAATGAGGTCGATTATTTCAAAAAGAATCTCTCGAATAAGGAACAGTTAAAAGTTATGAAAGACCTCAAAGAAATCAATCGTCATATGAATATCGATAAACCTTATCGTCTTGCTTTATTGGAATCAAAAATCCCGGCAAAATTAAAAGCAGTTGCCCTACAAAAATTAAATGTTTTAAAATATATGGACCCAGGTGATAATGAATACTATAAAATTAAAAACTGGGTAGATACTTTTATGCGTATCCCATTTGGAGTTTATAAAGAAGTTTCTGTAAAAATGGACGATGGTATTGAAACCTGTCATTCTTTTATGCAAAAATCCAAGGATATTTTAGATGAGTGTGTATATGGCTTGAATGACGCTAAGCTACAAATTTTACAAATGATTGGCCAGTGGATATCTAACCCTAGTTCCTTAGGATCGGCCATCGCTATTAATGGTCCCATGGGTACTGGCAAAACTAGTTTGATCAAAGACGGTATCAGTAAGATACTTGGTCGTGAATTCGCATTTATTGCTCTCGGTGGTGCCGGAGATAGTAGTTTCTTAGATGGTCATTCTTATACTTATGAAGGTAGTACTTGGGGTAAAATTGTACAAATATTAATCAATTGTAAGTGTATGAATCCAGTCATTTATTTCGATGAGTTAGATAAAGTAAGTGACACACCTCGTGGTGAAGAAATAATTGGTATCTTGACCCATTTGACAGATACGTCACAAAATAGTCAATTCCACGATAAATATTTCGCAGACGTCGATTTCGATTTAAGTAAATGTCTATTTATATTCAGTTATAATGATGAATCCAAAGTAAATCCCATTTTAAGAGACCGTATGTATCGTATTCGCACAAAGGGATATGACAATAAAGAAAAGCTTATCATCGCACGTGATTATTTATTACCAAAAATTCGTGAGCAAGTGAATTTCAAGGACGAAGATGTTATTATACCAGATGATACGATTCAATATATTGCCTCTTCGAATAGTCTAACAAATGGCGAGTCAGGTGTTCGTAATATGAAACGCTGTCTAGAAATCATTTATACCAAGTTGAATTTATTTAGACTTGTGAAACCAGAATCCAACATATTCAATAAAGAAATCGAATTGAATGTGAGTTTCCCATTTACTGTCAATAGAAAAGAGCTAGATGTACTGATAAAAACTGAAGATGACCCAGTAAGTCGTTCAATGCTTGCTATGTACTGTTAAAAAATAAAAAATAACTGATTGATATTATACAAAAATATGTAATATCAATTTTTTATTGTGGACCGATTTGACTATCAACGCCAGTAGCATTTCCACCTCTAGTGCTTAATAATTTAATTTGACTCGCATCTAAACATAATGGTCCTTTAGAATTTGTATAACCATATGATTTGCATTCTAATCCACCAACTGCTTGTGAAAA